CTCCAGGAGGCTCAGATATAGATTTAGAAGGATCAAGGCCTAATAGCTCTGCAAGTTTCATATTTCCTAAGACCTGCTGTTCTTTGGCGAATACCTGCTCGTCAATCATCTCTTCTCTTATCCTACGTCTTTCCTCCTCGTAACTAAGCCCGAGGCTTCTGTGCAACGTTTGGAGGGAGACTTGTTTATTACCAACAAATTGTCCTATCGATGTTATAAAGTCAGCCATGTCATACAGATTCATGTGGTTAAAGTCAATAGATGGAACCAGAAGTCTTTTTTCTCCATCTTTATATTCAAAGAAATCTTGAATCTCACAGATGGGGGCGAAGACCTTTCTCTCCAGCCATTTCTTCATCATATTTCTAAATATATCATATCTCTGCCGAAGAACTTCAAGCCCGACCGAGGAGCTTGCATATGTCGCAGCCTCCTGATCCATCAGTGCCTTAGGCGTCATAAGGCCTGCATATAAATTTGTCACAATATGCTCAATGTCAGTTGCTACATCTAAAACTCCGCCTGAAAAACCTGCCCGCTCAATAGTAACGCCTCCATGGGTCACAATCTTAAAGTCCTTATCATATTGTGCTTCTTCAAGAATATTTTTAAACGCCTCAATATCTGCTTGGGTTGGTCTATAATCATTATCTCCAGTTAGCTTAACCAACGTTAATGGATTAACCATACCGTCCGCTTGCGCAAACTTTGATTCTCTCAGCTTGTCATAAAGCATCAAATCTTTATAGACTGATACAACAATAGATGTACCTCTGATATCATAGGGCGAGCTCAAAAGCTTCAAATGAGACACATTAAATGCATCAAGAGGAATATTTTGCCCCTTCCTAACATAGTCTAAGATATGTTTTGGAATATACTTTTTCATGGATAAGTCTGCATGAGAAGTAGAGTTTATTATTCTTTGCAGATTCGCATCAGGTCGTAAAGAAATCATTGTATGACTTCCTATAACAGACTTTTTAACGTGTACATAGTCTGGGTTTAAAATTGTAATTCGATTCCAAACGCCCATACTTTCATCAAGCTCAGCATATGGGAACGCCTCGCCCATCTTCCAAAACTCCAAAGCTGCACCATAAACAACAGAATATAAATCAATCCGTTCAGCCATCTCCATAAAAAATTGTTGAACCTTTTTATTTTTACACGTTATATTTATTTTGCTGATAGGATATGAGGCATGTAAATTAACTGCATTTCTAACAATAGGATGTGTATCGTAAAAAACGCGATTCCACGCGTTCATAGTTACTCGATCTCTAGGTAGGTTTAAATTTGCGAGCTGAAATAGTGGAGAGTAAATCTCAGGAGACATTCGATCTGTAGAGTGAGATAATGTTGGTGATGCCATGGGAGATGCGATTGAAGCACTCTTTAATATATTCGCACCCTTGTGCCTAAATCCTGGACTATGAGCAATCGAGCCATAGATTGCAGACTCGCTCTCTGCGTCAAGCTGCTTATTCGCAGCATCTGTAATCTCGGCTCGGCGTATTCCCGATAGAGATTCTGCGGCCTTTTTTGATATGGGTGCTTGCGGCCCTGTGGTTCTTTTCATGTTTACAATCTCCTCTTAATATTTGCCAAAGTAGACCTTGGATATTCGCTTCTTCTCTCTAACCCTGGTTTAATAGTAAAACCCTTTGTTAAATCAAACTTATAAGCCATATACGCATACATAAGCGCCATAAATCCGTCATTCGGAGTGGGGCCTTTTGTGAATGTCTTTACAGGCTGCCCTCCAGAAATTTTTATTTTTGACTCCATAGATGTGCAGTGGTCTATCAACCACTCTAAATATTCATAGCTTTTCCAAGGGAATCTAACCTTGCCTTTTCTAAATAAATCAATTAACTCATCTATAAGTAAATCTTTATTATAAGATATAATCAATTCGTCTTCTCTATATTTTACCGGTTTTAAAAGACTTCCACTCCCTTGTGCTCCTAGAAATCTTTCCCGATACATTGTTTGAAGATCATGAACTACATCTTGTCCAAAAAACCAATCTGAAACCCCCCTTGTCACACCGAACCGCCTATACATCTCTCTTATAGTTTCTTTTTTAAAATCAAAATTATTTTTACGCAACTTATGAGCATGCTCAATAGATATAGTTCCATCGGGAGAGGCGGAAATAACTACTACACAAGAGAATGATTGCCCGCCCCTTGAATTGGGGTCATCATCTTTGCCGCCCCAGTCTACTCCTAAATAAACTGATTTTTCATTCGGGCTTATACTTTTGGCAAAAGATCTATCCGGATCTCTACACAGCTTATATACCTCCGCCTTAGTTAATGGTGCGCCGGCTCCAGAGTAAAATTCACCAATAACTTCATTCTTCCAAATCCTTTCAGTCTGGGCCGGATTATTTTCGGGCATCAATTTTTCTATATTTTCTCTAGTAAAGTATGGAATATACAATTGATTTATATGAAACCCAACATATTCACTATCGCCAGAACCGGCCCCGACCCATCTTCCTAACTCTATAGCTTCAACTTTTTTTTGCTTAGTTCCACACAATGGGCACTGCACAATATTATCATATAGCCATATAGATCTCCATCTATCATCATCGGGAAGGTAAAATGGATAGGTTTTTCTGCAATTAACACACCCCAGGTGATAATACCGTTGGTCTGACATATCCCAGATCGTAGAAAAGTGACTGTTCTTTTCCTTCGGGGTTCCAAAGAAAACCTGAACCCCCTGACCTGTTGGACCATATTTCGCAGCGGTTAAAATCTTTGTAGCGTTACCAATGGCGTGCCCAAACATGTCTTGAACCTCGTCAAAAAACACTACATCTGCCGTCATACCACGAATTCTATCGCCATCTGACCCCAAACTGTCAACCCATAGCGTTCCAGTGTTAAACTGCTTCATAGTCAGGTTGTCAACAGAGTTTGAGCTAATAAGCTTATTCTTTGTTACAAAATCATTTTTTGCTGTTCTTATTAGAGTTTCTAGTTTATCTTGAGAAAACTTTTTTACCTGCCCAAGGGCCGGAAATAAATGTACAACTCGAATATTTGGATTGCAAAATAAACCACTATTTGTGAAGAACAAGTCTAATGCTCCAGCCATAACAGTTGCACCGACCTGTCGGCCCTTCTTGATAACAACAGGCTTGCCATCCTTACGGGTAGCCTGTAGGGCAATATATCTATAGATATCGGCCATAAACTTCCAGCCGTTATCTAAGATAGTAAACTCTGCACCATCCAAGGTTAAATTGTTTTGAACAAAATGTGCGGGGTCAAAATCTAGAAAGCTGGTTTTTAATTGGTCAAATAATTGTTCTTCACTCTTTTTTTTTGCCATTATTATCCGGGTGATGCATGCGCCATATAATCTGCTATATCTTCATTTTCTTCAAATGACATTTCTGCCTCAGACATATATTTTACCTCATCCGGATTATTTTCTCGACCACCAAGAATCTTTTCTATTAGGCTCTTGAATTTATTATGATCAATTTTACCCTCTACCCTATCAAAGCCAAGCTTTGGATGTTCTCTACAATGTGAGATGATTGTTCCATATCCCGCCTCGGGACGGTCTGAGGAAAACTCTTTAATATAGTTTAAAATATTTCTCAATGTATTATGTGTATCTTTATTGCAGGTTGAGCACTTGGATTTTCCGCAAGAGCATGACGAACAGCCGCCCGTACCCTTCGAGCAACCTTCGCAGCAACTGGCAGATTTCTTATTTTTATCATCAATTTTAATATTTTTAACAAGCTCAAATCCCGCACGAGCTTTGAGGTCTGCCATTTTTTCTTCGATAGTGGAAAAATCATTTCTTTTTTTCATAATAGAACGCAGATTGCTGAGGTAATCAGCATTCTTTTCTAAATTAAAAGCAAAGTCATTTACCCAATCAACTGTGGTATTATATTCTTCACTTATTCTTTGTCTATTTACCTTCATTATAACCTCTAGGCGAAATAATTTCTCATAAAATCAACGCCCGCCTTACCATCTTTTGTTCTGCCATTCTCATCTTTGCAGCTATTGGGAGAAAATGTCCCTCTATCCTTAAAGATATGAAATCCACTATCCATGCAAAGCTGCATAATCGCAAGCTCTTCTCGGTCATCAATAGAGTACTTATTGGACAAAAAGTCATACACCTCTTCTATCGGATGGCCGCCTGATACATGAGCGTTAATCATTATTCCAGATATTGCCCGCTCAAATGGAGAAACTGCAATGACTATGTTTCTGGGGGTAGAGGCCTCTTTTTTTAAATCCTCAAACTCAACCGCGTCTCCAGTGACGCTTACCCAAGATGGTATTGCAGATGCTTCGGATTGCTTCCCATGCTCATCCTTTAGGCGCTTCTTAAGCTTACCCAGGTGACTCTTTAGCAACAAAATATCTCGCATTATATTTACACGAACATCCTCTAAGGCCTGTACATCAAGGACATTGTCATGGTCTTCTCTAATAACTTTGGATATTTCAGAATTTAATCTGTCCAAAAAACTAGAGGCTCGTTCACAGCCAACCGTTGTCCTTCCATCATGCTGAGGGATATTTCCAGGATACTGCTCCTGAACATATTCCATAAATTTAGACAAATCTCCATCATTAGCATAATCTGTCTCAACTTCATCCTCATCATCATCTAAATCCTCAGAGCTTATATCGGCTCCTGGCAATAAGTCCGATAACTTCAGATCACCATGTTCTTCTACGAACTCGGCCACATCGTCACCAAGGCCCCCTAAGACTTCTTCCATTTCTTCCAAGCTTTCATTCCCTTCTACAAATGGCTCCAGCACGTCCCCTACGGTAACGCTATCTAAATCGTCTGTACCCACAGCTTCTGCCATTCCTGCTCCAAAAATTTCTTCAGGCAAAAGGCCCTCGAGGCCATCTTCAGAATAGTTTACACTATCTCCCTCAGAATACACCGCTGTATCACCCGCTAGATCTTCCTCCGGGAAGGCGGCTTCTTTAAATATCACTGTTTCAATTTTGCTGGACATATCTACTCCTATCCTATTAAACTATAAATACCATAATATATATTTCTACTCTCATTATTATCAGAATAATGATCTAACGGATAACCATATTGAGCCTCAGGCATATTTCCGATCATAGTATGTGGATATAATGGGCTTCCGTTAAGTCCAACATTCCCCGCCGGAATATCGGAAGATTCACTGTCATACTTGCAATCTACTGATTTTTTATTATCAAAAATTCTATCTGCAAATGGACACTTTTTTGGCTCTTTTATCATAAACATTAACTCTAGATTATCTTTAATTATCTGCTCTTTATCTTCTTCACTTTTTGCGATCTCAAGAGGGATCATGCTAAAGACCGCAGATCTGCCGTCTTGCTCCATAACTCCTCCTGTTAAATTACAGGCGTCTGTCACAGGAAGCCCGAATGGACATGTCTCAATATTACCTCGAATCATAATGCTAATACCCTATAAAGAAAAAAAATATTAGTAAGTCTAAGACTCAATGTTCTTCAGCTCATAATCAGTCATATTAATAGCGTCATCCAAATATTTGTTTACAAGCTTTCGCTTAATAAGCTCTTCTTTAAATCGACCTATCATCGGAACCATCGGCAGCAAACCCATCTCGACCAAATAATGCATCGTTATGTCTGCATTAGCCTCAATGGACTCCCCAATTAATGAGGTCAAAAATGCATCCTTTAATTTCCATCTGTTTTCACCCGTAAAAGAGCGTCGATTGTTTTGGGCATATTGCACAATATCCCCATCTATTTTAAAGTTAAGTCTTGCAGCAAAATTTACTGCTCTAAAAATCCTTCTTACATCATCCTGCAAAGTAATCTTTGCGGGGACGCAAGTTTTTATCAGCTTGTTATCTAAATCTCTAAAACCATTGTTGGTCGGATCTATAAGGCCGTCTTTCAAAAGCTTCTGATGTAAAGTGTTTATAGTAAAATCTCTACTATAAACCTCAAAAAGCTTCCGATCTGTTATTCCAAGATCTTGCTCCAAAAAGCTTATAACATCACTGGAAATAAAATTACTTGAAAAATCTAAAGTTTTATTTTCTAAAAAAACAGAAATATGACTATCTGAGAATACCTTAAATGCTTTTTTTAATTCATAAGCAGACGTAATTCCCAGGCGGGTGGTGCCACTATCATTGGTTGTTATATCAATATCTCTAAAATCATTTTCTCTATTTAAATAAATATCTCGCGGAATACCACCAACTATGTAAGGCTCTGATATATAGTTTTCCTCACATATTCTGAATATTTTTAATAAAATATCATTAAGGCCCATCTCTTCTCCACTAAATATTAAAATTATTCAACGGGCGGCTCAATAACATCGCCAGAATCTTCAAGAACAGGCTCCGGCTCTTCCGCCTGCAAAGTCTCCTCTAATGCCCCAGGAATATTTGTCGATTGAGCATTGGCCAAAGCCTTTGCGTTTGAAAGCTGCCCCATCATCTTCGTAACTCTTGTTAGGGCGTATGAAAAAGCATCAATTAATTTACTCTGAGATTCTGCTAGCTCCGGGAACATAGACGCAATACCTATCTTATCTAACATGATATCAAATTCGGCAAGCTGTCTAATTATCCTTCTATCCGCCAACATGCCGGCAACTTCGTCCAACTTTTTTGCCGCATCCTCAAGGCTTATATCTCCGGCAAGCGCTTCATACTCGCCCGGCTGAGCACCTGGTATTGGCGTTATATCCTCAAGACTTGCCGGATCTACATCATCTGATTTTGGAATCATATTTTTTGGATCATTTGGATCAGTTTCCGGCTCCTCTGGTAATGCAGAATTTTCCGGAACAACGCCCTCTTCTAATGCCCCAGGAATAGAAGCCTCTTCTTCGGCCTGGCCCTCTGGAGGCATCAGAGCCTGTTCGCTTGGAAGACCTTGTTCTTCCGGAATCTCTTGGGCTATTTTTGTCAAAATATCTGCAGCATTAACATGACCATGCTTATTAAGGGTTCCTGCAGCCTTGTGTGTTACGTCAGAAAGGGTTGCTCCCAACTTTAGCTGATGAACTTGAATACTTAAGTTCAAAAGATGTTCTGCAAGCACCCTGTATTCATCCGCCTTAATATACTCGTCAGATCTTAATAACTTATCAATTCTACGGATTGCGCCATGTAACCTGGTCTTCCAGGCTCCGAATTGCCTGGAATCTTCAGCCGCCCCAACGGCACTAACAGCGGCTCTGTCAAAAGTTATATCCCCAAAGCTATCTCCCGGCATATTATTCCCGGTATTTTTATCCAAATAGGCGCTTCCACTTCCGGCATAATAAGGGTTATTCCCCTGCCCAAGGTCTCCTAGGTAAATTGCTTTCTTTTTCATATTCTGTTCCTCTTCTGAACTGTATTTTAAATGCTCTCCAGAGCTGTAATACTCAAACCATTTTTTAAACTTAATATCTTCATCTTCGTCTATATTCAAAAAATTACTATAATAATCTAAAGCATTTTGTTTTGTCATCTCATTGCTTTCTACCGCATTATAAATATGATGAACAACCTTTAGCCACTTACCTAGATCAAACTCTTCTCCTATAACCTCTCCCGTTCTTCCCGGATTAGGATATGCCAACTTTTTTATTCCTGATTTATTAATTTTTGATTCAACTATTTTATAATATGCATCATTTTTGCTTTTTATATCAAAATTAATTATTTTTTTTATTTCATAATCAGATATTTTAGCCCCAATATCCCTTGCTGCAGATTTTATTACAAAATATCTTTTTAACTTTGCCTCATTATCTATTCCAATAGACGACAAAATAACAGCTCTTTTTGCAAGCTCTTTAAAAGATTCTGAATATTCTCCTGCAGATATAGCGCTCAACTTATCCATAAAAAACTTATTTACCCTGACCTCTTGCTTAGACATCCTTCTCCAGCCTCTCCAGTAACTCATCGATCTTATCGAGCCACTTCCTTTTTTCCGCCACCCTTTGGTCCTTAGCCTGTTCCTTGAGATAAGTCAAGTGCTTTATTAAGTTATTATTTGGAATCTTTTTATCATCATCATATATAGTTAAATTATCCTTAAGCCACTCGCTAAATCCTGCGATGCTACTAAGATTTTTAAACTCAAAAACCCTATGTATCTTTCCATCAATCAACATCTATTATTTCTCCTTTGATAATTTCTGGCGTACGACCATTTAAATGATTCATTTTTAATTCTAAGTTATTAACGAATACAGGTACAAGCTCTGGGCTTAATTCCTGCAAAACATCCAATACAGTTTCCTTTAATATTCTTGCCTGCTCATTAACTACATTAATATTAATATTATGTTCAATCTTTTTATCAGCAACTCCCTCTATATATTTCTTCCAATCTTGCATAATATTCTTCATAGCGTTAATGTATTCAATAAAAATCTTATCTTCCCTTAGGGATCCGCCCTCTTGTAACAGATTATAATAGTATTCTATCCTTGAGCTTATCAGGCTATCCATTTCTAATAGACGCTTTGCAACATCTAGCTCAGACGTTGCAATTTCCTCAATCTTTTGCTGGTAAGAAGATGACGCCTTTATAATCATTCTTGCCTCAGCTTCTGTCGCCTCCTTGTCCACCTGAACCCGTTTATTTTTTATATCATCAAGCATCTCCCCTCTTAGATTGAGGTGCTCTCCTCTAAACTTTTGCAACGTCATATATGAAATATGAAGACGCCTTGTTCTGGGATATTTATTCCTCAGCCATCCTTCGACCTGCTTCACAGAATCGCCTTCTAATAGCATTTTTATAATATCTTCTTTATCTGGGTGGTTTAAAATTTTCTTGCTCATATATGCCTCAAAGCTTAACTACATTCTACTAAGCTAAAATGTTATATTAAATATTTTAATTATTAGTTTCCCTTCCTCATCGCTCCCGCCGGAGGCAAGGAGTAAAATATAATATCATCAGATTCCTGTTGACTAGAGCCATTTTCTTCTGAAAACATAAATTCTTCAGGAATATCATTGTCCAAAGATGAGGCTACAACAACTTCTCCCGCAATTATCCTCTCGACTATAGCTATGACTAACTCATGCATATCGGTACTATACGGAAGCTTATACGCACGAACTCCATTCATTCTATTGTTTTCAAAGGTTAACAATCTCATTTTTGATTCAGGCCAAGATTCTCCATCTTGGCCTTCTGCCCAAAAGTATATAGCCCCTCCTACCCCCCTTGCCTCATCAGGCTCCTGGGCCAATGCCCAATACACCCTGTATTCTTCCGGCATTAACTGGGTTGTCGGCCATCCATAAAAATTTTCAATAGAAGATATGGTTGACACCGAAAAGAGTAAGGCCACAAGAATGACTCCAGACTTTAAGATCCAATTGCCCTTTAGGCCTATTATTAGCCACAAAAGTAATGAAAATAATATAACAAATGATATAGTCAATCCCATCTTGACATACTCCACGGCCTTTCCCCGACCTTTCTGACAAGATCTTTCTCTAAGTTACTAATGGATATCACATCTCCATTGGAATTCAAAGTTATTCTACACACCGTCTCTTCTTGGCCTCTTCTCTCCAAGGTTATTGTCTCCAGCAAAACCGTAGAAAAGGGGTTCATCTTATCAATCTGCACTGTAACCATGGCCGGCTCTGGCACTCTTTTTGAATACATATGTAAATTCAAAACATATTCTCCAGGCATTACCTTTCTTATCGTTACGATTTCTCTATTTTCCTTATATTCAATTATACCAAACTCTGTTTGCACTGCATCATGATTTCCGCCTAAATCATCCCTATCTAAATGTATCAGACTAGTCTCTTTGTTGCCAAAATAAATCACATTTCCTTGTGGATCCTGAATGTAAGTGTCTATATCATCAGTGACATCCTCTGGCCAAGATATTGTTATTAAAAAATCTGCATGAACATCAACTTTTCCCTCATCGCTAACAGGGTTGACCAAAACAAAAGCAACAACAAAAAGGGCAGCGAAGCATAGTAGTGTATTAAATAAAAGGTCTAAAAATGCAACATTTGTATTGTATGTTCGCTTCATCCCTAATCACCGCCTACGCCTTGACTTAAAATAAAATATTGTATTTTTAACAAAATGCTGCACACAAGGCCTACCAGTGTCGTGTATAAAGCCGTGGACATTCCTAGGCCAAGGTCTCTGATTAGGGCCTGCACCGTTTGGGTGTCGTCAACGTTTAAGGTTGCAAACCCACCTAGCATAGATATAAACCCGATAACAGTTCCTACCATTCCTATCGACAGAAATAAATCACTCATAAACCAGCCGGACTCTATACTTTCCCTTATATCTTTGCCTCTCAGTATGTTTATATTTTCTCCATAATAGCCAACGCTCCATGTCTGTATACCGCAGATTGCTGATTGTATATAAAATAATGATAATATCACAAAGCTTAACTTTGTTACGTCATTATCCCATACTGTATGAAAAACATTGCCAAAAAAACAAAAGCCTGTAAAAATAGCTATTAGCAATACCATTAGCCACCATTTTAAAAATAATTTATGCTTGACTATTTCGTCCTTACCCTTTTTTATTCTCTCATTCATGTTTTCCCCAAACTAAAAAGTCCCAGCTTTATATTACTATAAGCCGGGACTTCAATCGTTTAAAAAGTAATTTAATAGCTATTCTTTTGTTTTCTTAATCAGTGAATCTAAATAATCAGCCTCTTTGGTCAAGCCATTTTCGTCCAAATGCGTAGAAAATGTAATTAAATTATTTACAAGCTTAGAGGCAGTGCCTACGAGCGGCCAGCCAACATCAAGAATAGCGACCTCTTCGTCTGTTAAGTTTGAGTTATTCACATCACGAAGCCTATCTGAAGTCAGTTTGTAGTCGGAAGACGGGTCCTCATGAGCCTCAAACAAAGATGCAAGTTCAGCCGTAGTTAAAGGCCTGTTTTCACGTGCAGATGCTCCAGAGGAATCTAAGCCCAAAGCCTCTCGAACACTAGGGGTGCTTCTGTCTACATCTGCAAAATCATCTCTTCGCCAGCCAAGGTCAAAGAGCTTTCCTATCTCCTCAGTAGAAAGCGCATCATCTGGGTTAGGCCCTCCTACGGAGACATAGCCACCTGCAGCCTTCTTTATCAATGAATCTAAATAATTCGCCTCTTTAACCAAACCCTTTTGATCCAAATGATTTGCCATATGCATCATGCTAGATTGAAGCGCGGCACTTCCGGGAGGAAATGTGCGTCCGTCTTCGGCCTTAAAGCCCTCATTGTAATCATAGATCTTATTGGTGTAAGGGTCTTGAAAAACTCCGTCAGAAACTCTTAGCGCCTGGACTCCTACTCGATCTGGAGAATATCTCGTTGAAAGATGTGTTGCAACACTTGGCTCTGGAACATAGGAATCTCCATGATCCGGAGATAAATTATAAAGCCCCTCTGTCGTTCTCTCAGGAGGCTCGCCGCCTCGCTGAGAAAGATATCTTTCTCTTGTCGCATATTCTGTAACATTTGATTGAAAATGCTGAAATGCACCATGCTGATCAGCGTCAGCTATTTTTTCCAAAAACCTTAAAGAATCTTTTCTTTCACTTTCGTCAGCAAATGATTCAAAGCCTTTTAATTTTTCGAGTCTAGAATTCATTTGTTTCTCCTATGAAAGTGAAATCTTTGAAGAAGATATCATAGCCCCTGTGTCACTTAGGTTGCCACCCTGCTTGCTCCGGCTCATCGGAACAGGGCGTCCCTTAGCGTCAAAGGCTACCTTGCTTACCGGCAATCCAAGTTTGGGACAGTAAAGCTGAACAGAGGTCGGAACCTTTATTAAATCGCCATTATCAAAAGCCGCCTTAATAAGGGCGTCTCTCTCTGTGCTTCCCGAGGAGTGCTTTAGCAGCTTAGAAAATCTATCTAAAGCAGCAAGATGTTGCCCTCCTTCAAATTTTTGACCAATAACCAATACGGCATCTTCTGCCTGTTTGTAATTTCCATTAGCTACACCTGAATCAATTTGATCTATAAGCTGAGAATAAGACAAACGATCCATCTCCTCTATCTCTCTAGACACCTTATTTATACTATCAACTAGGCTTGCTCTTCCCAGCACAGATTGCAAACCCGTTTTGTCCAAAGGATACGAGCTACCATCTACTGCGAATTTCGTAGGAATAATGGGTCTGCCATTTGGCATATCTATAACCACTGATGCTTCAACCTTGCCTTTGGCAGATGGAATATCTGCAAAAAAAGTCAAAGACTTATCAGAGGAGGAGGCGACACGTACTTGTGGGTTTAAAATCCCTAAGCTAGAAAACTCCAGGGCAACAACATTGGTTGCCATCCTCACTTGGTCTCTAGAAAAAGACGCTGCCGCCGAAACTAATTCATTTTCTAAATTTGTATACTTTCGCAAAGAAGCAGGGACAACGGCGGCATCCATTTGAAGCTCACCAAATTCTCTCTGGCCTTCAAACTTATTCTTTGCAGCCTTTTGTATAAAATTATTCTTATCTTTAATAAAGACATAAAGATTCTCTTTATTAAGCTTTACCAACTGATCGCCCTGCACAAATGCCTGCGGCAAAGCAGGGATTCCATTTGTTACTTGGACGGGAATGGGGACATTAACCTGAGTATGATCTGACGTATCAAGAGACGCATTACATAGAATGAAGTGCTCATTTGTCCTTATCGCCTTAACGTCCGTTGGAGGACAGCCTAGAGCTATCATTTGTAACTTCGCAAACTTTTCAGCCTTTTTTACAAGATTATCAGATATAGTAGAAAAAGCTGCCTTTTGCTCTAATGAGAAAACTCCCGCCAATTCCTTCGATAACTCACTGTCTCCATACAGAGGTGTTAGCCTTTCTTCATACGGAACTCTTGCTGCAGAAGCCCCCTTTGCATCAGCCATAACCGAGGCATGTCTCACCGGAAGCAAGTCTTCAAGCTCTTGTCTGAAATTAGAACGACCACCGGAGAGCCCATACAGGTGGTCATAAACTTCTGAAATTTCTCTTTGAGTAATAAAGTTTTGCTTTGAAGCCCTAGTCTCTATAACGTCACGCATGTGGCAGATAAGAGCATCTCCAGAATTATTATCAGCCGCCTTTTGCAAGCGACTTAAAACATAGCCTGAAGAAAAGGTCTTACCTTGGGTTATATTTTCTAGAGCCTTCTTCGCCTGCTCTGCAATCTTTTGTATCTCATTCATTGTTAAATTCCTTATTTATTTTCTTTGAATATATCTGGAAAAAGGCTTTCTATAGCGCTTACCTTGGCTTTAGCCTGAGACGCTATAACTTTCTTTAAAAAGCCTACATCGGTGGATGCCACATCCAACAGGGCTGACTTGAACGTAAATATGTCTTCTCCATCAAATCCGTAATCTTCTGAAGAAAATGCACATATAGGGACATTCTTATATGACAGCGTTACATTGTTATAATCATAATTGCTATCTGCGCTCCAGTCGCCGCCCTCTTTTCTTTGATATTGAGGGTCTGAACTTCTAACTAAAAAAGAATCTCCATCAATACTTTCGACCTTCCATAGGTCGTCATATTGATCTCCAAAAACTTTGTACATATCAAAGGCGACCTTTTTTAACTTTAAATCATCACTCATTGGAATTTTGTCTTTACCTGATAAATCAGAAGACTGCTTTTTTGAAAGCTCTATAAGAACCTTGTCCAGATCTGACATGAATGCTCTCCTCGCTGTAAAATTTATCTTTATTAATAGAAACCAAAAACTTTGACTATTGGTAAAATACCTGCATTTATTACAATAACTTCACTGCTACATAATAAATTAGTAGGCTAATCCTCCTGCCCTTTATTTATAGTGGCGATCTCACTCAAGATCTCCTTAATTCTAACATGATTTTTGGTTATTTTTTTAAGTTTTTTAACAATTCCACCATAACGCTTCTTGTGATTTTTATAATCAATATTTCCATGCATCGCCTTATGTACGGCAGATTGCGTTATACCGAGATGGTCGGCTATTTCGTTTTGAGTCTTGCCCATTAAACGCATAAACAGAATTTTCTTCTGATGCTCCGTTAGATACTCTCCATTTACTATATCGTAAATTTCGTCCAGAAGCTCTTCTTTTAGATCCAAGATTCTTTCGTCTGAGGCATTGTCCATAAGCACCCTGCTCATGCCTCTTTCGTTTGAGAAATTATTTAACTTTGCTGCTTCAAAAGAAATTTCAACAATTTTATATTGATATGATTTGCTTTTTCTTCCCACTTTACCTACCAAATTTCTGGAATTATTTGTTTGAAATCTTTACAAAAAGCCTCTCTGTCATTTGCAGGATCAGCAAAATATTCATCTACATCCTTATATGCATCTGGTACGCTTAAAAATCTTAATTTAATTCCCTTGTTTATATACTTGCTATATATTCTCTCAATAGACTTTTGGCCTGCATCATCTGAATCTAAAACAAATGTTATTTTATCAGTATATCTAGCAAGCTTTAAAAAATGATTTTGAGAAAAAGCTGTTCCGCAAATTGCTACAGAGTTGTGGAACCCATTTTTCTCCATCGACAAATAATCAAAATATCCCTCTAGAACATAAACATTATTAGAACTTATAATACTCCGTTTGGAAGAGTTTAGTCCATATAAGATATTCGCCTTTTTATACGAAGAATTTTTATATTTTGGAATACCCAAAAGCCTTCTCGCCTCATCCTCCATTAGCGTCCGCCCGCTTATTCCTACTGCATCCCCATATTCTGAAAAGATTGGAAATATTAAATAAAAATAATTAGAAAAGTCACTTTGCTTTGAAAAATTTAAAATATTCAAACTATTAAGAAGATCTTCTGAAAGATATTTTGTAAGAATATTTGTATTTTGAGGGAAAAATCCAATTTTATTCTTTCTTATAGACGCCTTCGTTAGACCCCTGTCTTTAACCAGATACCTTAAGCATGACCTTGAGTTTCTTAGATTGCTATGACAAATATCTACGAGTTGCTGCAAGCCATCATTCTGATTCATTTTCTTCCTCCAGCGCCGGCACTTCATTAATCCTTTCTATTGCACTGACCATATGCTCTGTTATATTAATCTTGCAACCAACGCCATCATTGGGGCACTCCCTACCCACTAGCAGCCCTGATTTAACCATTGTTTCAACAGGCTTTTCGCAAGTATTGCATGGAAACATAAATGCCTTTTTGCCCTTATGTCTAACAATGTCTCCATTCGCCTTCATGGAGAGCTTCGCATAAGAAGAAACCTCGCTTAAGACATCTCCGCAATTATTGCAAATCACATCGTCACTGTTTGTGTCTAAAGAGCCGTCAGTAAACCCATCACTCTCTCTACATTTTGCATTACATCTTACAATCATTACGCCTCCGACTTATTGAATTGAATTAATTAAAGGATTTGCCTCTTCCGCTAAAGGCTCGGAATCATCATACTCTTCTGTATTTAAATATATATTTCTAACTTTATCATTATACTTGACCATTAGTCCTTCGCTGTTTTTAACTGCCTCTATGGCGTTATCCCTCCCCCTAATCTTCTCTCCATTAACTAAATAGCTCTGAGTACTAGGTCGTTCAATTAAATTATATTTAACTGCAAGATCAAAGATTTCCTCATAAACTCTAACTACACCCTTTTCATACTCCACCTTATACTCTGCTTGCCTGAATGGTGCGCCAACCTTATTCTTCTGTATCTTAGCTCTAACTGTATGTCCAATCTTATCCCCTGCTGTATTTTTGATGACAGAATCAGAACTAAAAACTGGAGCCATATTAATCATAAGGCTGCAAGCATGCTTGAGAGCCTTCCCTCCGGGGGATGTAGTTGGGTCTCCAAACATTTGCCCAAGATTAACCCTAACTTGGTTAATCCCTATAAATGCAACATTTGCCTGGGCTACTACTGGAGTTAGCTTTTTAAGCTCTGTTGATAAAAACCTAGGAATTGGAGCCATATTTGCCTTTCCAATATCTGCGGCTATTTCAAGTGGAGTATTGAGAACTGCAATGGAGTCCAAAACTATTATTCCAAGATTTTTAAACCTTGGATCCGTGCCCTCTATGACATGATCCAATATACCCCGCATATTCTTGCTTACCTTTTTAGTTGCAGAATTTACCTTCATAGTGCCAATGAGTCCCTGGAAAATTGCTTTAGCATCATTTGTCTTGATAACCATAACTCGGGAAATATCAACCCCCTGTTTCATGGCCCACTCAGGATCATAAGTATATTCTGCATCAATAAATAATGCTGTATTTTCAGGATTTTGATCCAAGTATTCTTTAATGCAAGATAATGCAAGCATGGTCTTTCCAGAGCTTTCTCTTCCAGCAAGCTGCGTTATTCTTCCCATTGGAATTCCGCCTATGCCTATTGCCTCATCCAGCTTTGGGCTCCCAGTGCTTATAGCGTCATATTTTGTTGATATATTCCCATCAAAAAAGATGGTATCTTCTCCAAAGAAGTTTACAATTTCTCGCTCTGCTTCACTGGCTGATAATTTTTTCGCCATTTTCAACTCCTATATTTTATCGTTTATGCTTTAATCTTCCATCTTCTGGCAATCTCCACCCTGCTGGGGGCTGCCAACTAGACGGATTCTCAGGCTGCTCAGAGACAACCGCATCTGTGTTTATCAATAACAAAGATATGCTTGCAGCATTTTGCAGAGCAGTTCTCGTTACTTTTTTTGGATCTATAACTCCGGCCTTAACCATATTCTCATACTTATCTGTAGCGGCATTATATCCAAAGTTTACATCTTTATTGCCCAAAACTTTGCTTATAACTTCATCTTCATTCTTGTATGCATTTCTAACAATCTGTGATATCGGACGCGCACACGCATCTATGAGGACGCGGGCTGCAGGAATAAAAGCCTTGTTTACTTTAGATAGATCTACCATCTCTGCCGCCTTCAGAAGTGCAGAGCCCCCGCCGGGAACATACCCTTCTTCTATCGCCGCTCGTGTGGCGCATATTGCGTCATCAACTCGGTCCCCCTTCTCTCTAAGCTCAAGCTCAGTCGAATATCCCACTGACACTACCGCCGCTTTACTCTGCAGAAATGCTATTCTCTTTTTAACATCTAATCTGGTCGAATCTCCAATTAGTTTTTCCAAATCATTCTTATAAATATGCAACTTTTTCTCCAACCTTTCTTTATCTGCCTTGCCCTCTAATATCTTAGTCACATATTTGTTAACTACAACTTTTTTTGCAAACCCAAGGTCATCTATAGATGCAGAGGAAAATGGCATTCCCCTATCTGATGAAAATACTTTAGTGCCTGTTATGATAGATAGTGCGTCAAGCCATTCCTCTTGTAACGCTCCTAACATAGGGAGTTTAACAGCCACAGCTTTAAGCCTGCCCAGCTTATTATTGGCCACAAGAGTTGACAGCACCTCTTGCTTTACATTCCTGGCTAATATCAAAACAGGAAGGTTTTTATCTGATAATTCATTTAGCAGGCCTAAGCAAGATGATAAATTTGAAATATCTTCATTGCAAATTAATATATTACATCTTTCTATTGTTATATCTGACTGTCCATATTCTGTTAAAAATGCAGGAGTTATATACCCAGCCTCTAGCTCCACTCCGTCGACAAATCTAACGGAGTTTTCTAGCCCAGGACAAGCCTCTGCCACTACGGTCCCCTCTATTCCTACTGCATCAAATGCCTCTGCTATTTTATCACCTATATCGGAATCATTATTTGCGGATATTGTGGCAATATTTTTTAAGTCATCTAATCCGCTAATCTCTGTACTCATATTGTTTAAATTGTTAACGACCTCTTTTACCGCCCACTCCAAACCTCGTCTAAAATCTAGTGGACTATAATTATCATTTATTAATTCACACCCTCTCTTTAGAATTTCATGCGTTAAAACTGTCGCAGTAGTTGTCCCGTCTCCGGCTACCTCTGCGGTTCTTCCTGCGGCCTCCTTAATTAATTGGCAAGCCAACTCTTCCACTGGATCTTCCAAAGTAACTTCTCTAGCGACAGTTATTCCGTCCTTTGTAAGAACTGGGGCTCCAACAAATTTGCCCAAGATTACATTCTTTCCCTGAGGACCCATAGTTACAGCTACAGTTCGCGCCAACTTTTCAGCACCAGAAAGCAACCTTTCTCTAGCTTCTTTTTCATAAATTAAATCTTTAGCCATTTAATCTCTCCTTGTAAATATGAGTTAAGGCAACCGCAATAGAATCAGCTTCATCATAACATTCTTTTGCTATATTACCACTTCTATTTTCTCTTAAGTTAAACTCAATAAAATATTTTTTTATAAATTCAAATGCATCTTCTTTTGTTGAAATTTTGTATCCAGCAACCTTTCCGAGAGACGCCCTTATAGTCTGGACGGCATACCTAATGGGCTCTTCTCCCAGGGCCTTTAGCGAGGCAATTGCCATAAGCTCATTAAATACAGATAATACAATTATTGTTCTGGCCGTACTTTTGCCCGCAGGAAATTTATTCGCATAAGCCTCTACCGCAACTACACCTGGTTCTTTATCTTTTAAAAAAGAATACACCTCATCATACGCCGCACTAGCCCGAAAGGCCAGCGATCCCTTTGAGCTTTTCGGAGGCTTTATATATCCATACTCCTTTAAGACAATCTTTTGATCATCATACTCAAGTATAGACCACCCAATCGTGCTCGATGATATATCTAATCCTAATACTGTTTTCATAATAAAAAAGGCACACAGAAATTATACTCTGTGTGCCTTAAATATCTTGACTACAAGATGATTTTTTTATTCAAAATCAAAATCAAAATCATCATCAGTCGCCGCCTCTACACCGTCAGAAACAGAGGCTGTAACATCCCAGCTCATAACATCGCAAACCACCTCACTAGTAGAGGGAGATATTAACTTCTCTACGTTAACGCGATCATTGAAGTCCACAAACCGAGTCTTAAAGTCACCGGACAGCACCTCTTTCGGATTCGGGGTTACGCTATAAAGAGGCTGAGTTCCCTTTGGCCCCTTATTTATAGTTACATCATACGCGGTAACCTTACCCCAGCGACTATTGTTATACAATGCCTTAATAGCATTATATATTTGAGGACCGACCTCTAGCAGTCTAAATGTATCGTCTGTACGATCCAGCACCTTAATGAGCCATCGTGGCTGACGCTTAAACCCAGAGTCCTCTAAGCGGCGAACAAGGTCAGGGTGATCGACCGGGCTGTTAACCTTGCGTCGAGCACCGTCAGGTGTTACGACCCAGTGAATGTAAAATTGCACCGGATTACCCATTACCCGAACTGTGTTCTCACCCTCTTCAAGCCGCATAAAATCAGACTTCGTAGAGCCAGAATCTGCCGCGTTCCAATCAACTTCTCCAAATACCATATTTGTCATGTTATTACTCCTATTTTGTGTGACATAGTCACTTGTTTTGGGCTATACCGCAGAATTGCGGATTATTGCCATTATTTAGAATTTATCCCCACTCAATATCATCAATATTTCCGCCGAGATCACTCTCGGCTTCTTGCTCAACTCCCGTGGGAAATGGGGTTGATTCAATCCTTGTATTATACCCAACTGAACTAGCACTTTCAATGCTATAATCTCTATTTAAAAATGTTTTTAACGCATAATGCCAGCCTGAAAAATAAGAAGTTTTATTTTCAAGCCACTTCTTGCAAGCTTTTGCCAGCACAAGATTATTACACGCATTTATATAGTCCGGATCAGCTTGGGCATGCCACTCCTTATCCTTTACGGTCTTAAAGCCTGCCTCCTTAGCTTTAAAGAGAGCGGCTTGCGACCATGCCTTGTTCTTCTCCGACTCTAAGTAGCCAATCCATCTGTCTATCTGAACTATCTTTTCTTGACATAAGTTTTGCCCCTCAAGAGTGAACAGAAGACCTTTTTCGGCTATATTTGAATCAACAATTCCGCTAGATGGCAGAAGGTTTACTATATTTTCTATAGAAGAAATATCAATGCTTTCCATCGAAAAATTATCTATACAAATCTTTTCATGTAATTTCGACATCAGATTCCCCCAAGACCCTCTGCTCAAGGAGGGCGAGTCGCTCAAGTATATTATCCACAGAATATTCTGCGACAACTTTTTCTTCAAATTTCATTACTTTATTTATTTTTTCGTCCAAAAGACGAACCCTCTGATTCATCATTATATTTAATATAAAATATACAACTCCAACATTAACCGTATTATCAAGGGGCGGAGTAACAGACTTTATTATTCCATTTTTATCCGTAGAGAAAAGGCCTATAAATCCAGACTCACCAAACTTGTCTCTCAAAGAGCAGTAGTAAGAATACTCGCTATCACTTAAGTCTAATCGTTTATTTGCAACGGCCCTAATCACGAGAAAGCCTCCTCACTGCAGGTCCAGTATTTTTTACCGACTTTTCTTTGGCAAGACGCTTAAGTCTAGCAACTTTTAGATCTAAATCAAGCGCCTCGGGATCGTCGTCCAAGTCGGATAGCGCCTCCGACCTAACTTCGCTCCTAATATCTTCATAAGAAACCTCTTTGAAATCCTCACCATTCTCCGCCGGGTCGGCCGGGTCACCCTCTTTCTCCTCATCATTAGACACGGGGAAAAATTCTGTTAGCATAAATAATGCTACATCAAAAATTTTATCATCATCTAATCCATGAGAAAATTCTTGCTCTAAAACCCTCTGTTTAAATAGGTCAAGCCTTCTGGCGTAAACATCTCCCAATAAAGCCGAGCCACATGATGGGCAGCAATTCTTTACTAAGGAATGCCTCATACCTGCATCAACAACAAATGAACACTTTCTACAATTAATCATACTTCTCTCCCATAAACTCTCTCTAGATTAGATAATGCTAAATCTTTTTGATCAAGATAATTATTTACTCTGCAAATAGCCTTAATTGGCAATCCATCCTTTAGGATGGCCCTGTACCTTTCGTAATCATCTGCCCACAAAGTGAGGCCGCATGTATCTCCGTTTATATCTTCTATCAAATATTTCGCAAATTTCTTCCCTACATTTTTGCCATTTTTGATTTTAAACTCTTTAATTTTCGTTTTTATTATAGCCTCAACCTTGACTCTGGCACCATCATTTTGAGCCTGAACGTTAGAAAGAGGGGTTATTAATGGGCCGCCACTAAAAAAACTTCTAAATATTTCATGCAAACTGCCGCTTAATGACCTGCCCATAACCTCTCTTTCGTAAAGCAAAATTTCTTTTCGATCCCACTCTTCTTCGGAATTAGAGAAGTCTATTTCGGAAACAATATCTTTAAACCGAACCGAACCTTGGGCAATAGAATATTGCAACAACAATGCTGTCCTTTCTTCTTTTGGAATCTTTTTCCAACCAGTATTTGCCGCCAGGATATCAGATTCAACCTCCTTTTTAACAGCATTTTTAGCTTTAGATCTATACTTCTGATAGTTATCATGCATATCCATTCTAGTTCTGCCCAGACAATCTAAGGCCCCCGCTTTAGATAAAGACTGAATAGCTGTTTTGCCAACAGTTCTACTGTCATTCCTTGACAAGAAGTCTGGGAACCCGTTGTATGGCTGATTTCTTATTATACTCTCTACCGCCTTTTCTCCAACACCCTTGATGGCAGACAAGCCGGTTGCAACAGACCCGTCGTCCAAGACCCGATACTCCCCAACACTATTGTTGACATTTGGGTTCTCTATATCTATAAGCATCTTTTTGCATTCATCAAGATATTCTTGAACCTTATCACTATTGGGGTCTTCTGAGTTTATTAATGCGCACATAAATTCAGAGGGATAATGACACTTTAACCATGCTGTATAAAAAGATATTATCGAATAAGATATAGAATGGGACTTGTTAAACGCATAGCCGCCTAGAGGCTCAATATAAGTCTTCCAAATTTTACATGCAACCTCATATGTCATAGCGCTATGTGACATGCAATCTTTAACAAAATTAGTTTCAGTTCTCAGGACAAGCCTTGGGTCCTTGCCTTTTAGCTTGCTTATCTTTCTTAAGGCGTCTGCTTGATTTAAGTTCCACCCTGCACAATCCTGCGCAATAATCATAGCCTGCTCCTCATAGACTAATACACCATATGTCTTCTCCAAAGCCCTCTTTAGGTTGGGGTGCTCATATGTGGTGCCTTCAAACCCAAGCCTTCTTTTCGCATATCTTTTTCTTTCGGCAGGCTTACATGAGGGCCTTCCTATCGCGTTAATAGCGGATATATCCTCTATGCTTTTCGGCTTAAGCCTTATACAAAATGGTGTCAAAGAGGACTCTAGCTGAAATAATCCAATGGTCTTACCCTTCCCTATCATGGTATAGGTGTTTTCATCTTTCATGTCTATATCTTCTACAGTAAGCGTTTTGCCCGTAGTTTCTTCAATTAATTTAAACGCATTATCTATAACCGTAAGGGTCTTAAGCCCCAGAAGATCCATTTTTATAAGCCCATTCTCTTCGCACCTAGTCTTTTCCCACTGAGTTATAATGATTCCTTCTTTATCAATTCTCAAAGGAATAGTCTCATATAATGAATTTTCACCAATAACTATACCGGCAGCATGCATAGACCAATTTCGTGTAAGATTTTGTAACTTAGACGCGTACTCATGCAGGTCTGGATATTCATTCATATAAGCAGATAGTTGCGCACTCTCCCGCATTGCTTCGTCAAGAGTACTCGCGTCAGGCATAATTGCCGTAATATTATTGGCAATTTTAAACGCAGAAGACTTATCGCCGCCAAGGCGAAGGCTTCTTGCTACATCTTTTATGACTACACGCGGAGATAAAGTGCTCCAATTGGATATTGACGCCACACGATCTCTGCCATATTTATCTTTGATATATTCTTTAACTAACCCTGGATTTGAAAAATCAGAATCAATATCTGGGAAAGATTTCTTTTGATTATTATGGAACCTCTCAAAGATAAGGTCGTATTCAATTGGATCGACATTTGTTATGCCTGTCAAATACGCAACAAGCGATCCAGCCGCCGAGCCTCGTGCGGGGCCGACTGGCATCCTTTCTTTTGCCCAATTAACATAATCTGCAACAATAAGCATATACGAAGAAAAGTTTTTGTCCTCAAGAACAGATAGCTCAGTCTTTACCCTCTCCCAATATTCATCCCTATCTTCTCTATCTAAGTGAGAAAGCTTATTCTTAAAGCCCTCTATGCACTTGTATCTGAGATAGGCCTTATCATCCGGCACTCTTGTCTCCGCCTTTTCCTTCCATTCTAAAAAGACTTTATAATCAGGCTCTTCTTTTACAGAAAACGAAGGAAGCTTAGCGCCGGTTGGCCTAATATAGTGAGGCTCTTCACATGCGTTCATTATATCAATTGAATTTTTCATCCCAATGGTTGCAACCTTATCCCCAAAGAAATCCAGGATTTCTTCATGAGTCTTTAGGTACATATCCTGAACTCCATAACGAAATCTGTCTGGATCATCAACGGCTTTTTTATCCTTTATTGCCAACATAAAGTCATGATATTTCGCATGCTCCTTATCCCTATAATGGGCATCGCAAGTTATTACATAAGGAATATCCATCTCCTTAGACAGCCTCAGAAGGCTTGAATTAAGTTTTTCTTGATTTACTTCTTTGCCATTCTTTCCCACCGCAAGTAATGCGTGCGGTTGCAACTCTAAAAAGAATCTATCTTTAAATATAGATGAAAATCTTTTGATATAGCAAACAGCAAGCTCTTCATCCTGCTCTGTCACCAGGGTCTTTGCAACGAGCCCATTGCAACAGGCCGTAAGGGCGATTACTCCCTCGTTGTAATTTTCAAGATGATTCCAAGAAATTCTTGGAGTCATTTTTCCCATATACCCAGACACCTGGTTTTGATAGGCTAAATAATTTAACCTTAATATATTCTTATATCCAACTTCATTTTGAGCCAATAAAACTAGGTGATAATTCTTTCTAACCTCTAAATCATCAGCGAAATAAGCCTCTATTCCTGGGATTAATTTTACCCCAGTCTCCTGACTGGCTTGATACGCATCATATAGAGCCGTCAGTGTTCCATGATCAGTAACCGCCACTGCCGGGTGATCAATCTCTTTAGCTCGTTTAAATAAATCAAGGGTGTCATTCATGCCGTCCAAAGGGCTTCCTAATTCGGTATGATTATGCAATGATATAAATGGTCCAGACGACATGTGTACCTCAGTATGTTTCAAAAGGGGCCCGAGGCCCCCTCAAGAATAATTTAATCACAAAGTTACTATCAGCAACAATAGTTTTTATTCAGATATCATCGGGGATATATTCTCATATATCTCGTTTACAATATCCATATCTAATTCCTTTTTTGCTGCGCCCAAAGCTTGAGCTAACTCTTTTTTAGGAAGACTTTTTTGGTCAAGAAAATCGGCAGACCACTCCCGCCTAGAGGCTTGCAGATCTTTTATCTGCAACTCATATACCAGATATTGCTTGACATACTCTTTTACATCATCCATAGACCATGTAGTGTTTTGGTCATCACTTCCCTCGGCTTCATTAAAAATTCTTACTACTCCAGACATATCGACTCCTTCTTCTATTTTGTTATTAGGTTCCACAGAGCATAAAGCTTTGCGTCCATAATTATACCCCCACGATACAAATCTGTCTTTAATTTCTTAGAATATTTTATATGCCCGATCATCTGCACGCCACCCTTTTTATACGCGCCGAATCTATCCTTAATATCGACAAGATCCTCTTCCATTCTGGATCTAAGATATTCCCCTATAGCTCCAGCATATAAGTATGCCCCGATTACGCCGCCGGTCTTTTTAGCCTTAACTCCGCCCCCGGGATAAAATCGTGATGTACTTGGAAAGCCTCGCATTATCTTGGTTGTGTAATCATACATATCATCCGTCGTCATCACGCCATCTTCTGCGGGGTCCTGAACAAGTGCAATCCTATCTTTATCCTTTGGTCGCGGAAAGATTATATTCATAACATTAATATAACAATCAGACTCTTCCTCGGCAGCATCTTTTTGCCCTATAAAATAAAATTGTCCAGGCGAATATGCCCAATCTCTAAAGTGTTTAATCATATTTACTGTAGCATTGTTATTAAAGCCTACTACATATCCAAACTCATCTATATTTTCTAGCTTTAATCCAAAATATTTAAGAGCTTCTTTCTCAGAAACTTTCCCAGTTCTAATAAGCCTATTGTATGGGTCTAGCATATCTGTTACATGAATATTTCTAATATTCATTCCGGGCTGGTCACCGGCCGCATCTAGAATCTTTATAAGCTGTGCGGCCAGAGTATTTAGCCCATGAGCATTAATGACAAACTGTTCTATTGCATCTCTTTTTTCATTTACTTGCTCAAGATTTTCCTCAGGGGACCATAGCTGATGGCCGCCCCACTCTGGAGAAAAACACTCTCTTGTTAAAAATCTATGCATAAGTACAAAGTCAACAAAGGGAATGTAATAAGAATTTCTTACGGAATATCTCGACGCTCTTGACGGGGCCTTCCCTCCTGTTTCTAACATAATTTTCCGCTCAGCATTAGTATGAGAGGTCTTTGTTCCACATCCGGTCTTTACTACATTATATGGCATACCCCTATACTGATCGAAGAGTGCTCTTATTATCTTTCTATACCTTAATCTTACCTTCTCTTTTTCAGATTCAATCAGGCCGCCGCCCCAAGGCTTAACGTGTTGATTTACCTCTGGATCTCCCACATCCGGCCTGCCTATATTAACAATCTTTTGCTCTCGCAACTCAGCCTCATAAGCCACATAGACTCGCTCAATCTCCCTTAGGATCTCAAAGGCCTCATCCTTCGGGCTGCGCTGCAAAAGGTCTGACATTTCTATATCAATCATTGGGCCGGGGCTGCTTCCCAGCAATGAAACCGGGATTCTGGCCGAAGCAATAGGTATATCAGTAGCATTTTTAGTTACATCTTCGCCACGATAATCTAACGGAATTGGCACCCCAACCGAGTTGACGCCAAACCCCATCTGCGTTGGAGGAAAAGATAAGTCGGCCCCGCTCCTTGTAGACATCGAGCCAACATAAAACCCTCTTGTTGTATCAAACCCAAGCTCTTCATTCACGTATCCAATAACTACTCCATCTGATTCGACAGATTTTGTTGCCGGATGATTTATCAGGCTTATGCCTTCTTTTATTCCCTTATTTTTAACCAACTTTACACTCTTTCTGGAAGACGCCTCAAAAATAAACCTCTTATCTCTTCTGTCTACACTTAGGACCATCCATCCAGATTCAGAATAAGAGTCTGGCAATACAACGTCTTCAAGCTCTATTGAGCCTGGAATATTTGACTTACAGAGTACATATACGAAGTTGTTGGATGGAGGCTCTGGAACATTAATATCAAATTGATGATAAATAGCTCCACGTTCAGTTAAAACATAAATTGGAAAATAATCTTCTGGCCCATTAAAATCGGCAATAACTGCTGCAAACGGCGGAATTAACTCAAAAGATACATCCTCATCGGATGTCTGATAATTAAACCTCTTGCCCCGCTCTCCTCGACCTTTAGAGCCAGATGTACGCTGGCGCACTCCCTGGTGAAATCTTGCATATTTTCCATCATGACTCATGCCAATTGAGGTAAACGGAATGTTAGTAAGAACATTGTCTATAATGGCGCGAGCTTTCGATGAACTTTCAGTTGCCTCTCCGGCCTCCTCTTCTGCATCAACAACTTCTGTTAAAGAAGATCTAATATAATCGACGGCTTTTAACTGATACGGCCTGGACGTGCATGCTGCCATAACATGAGCAGCTTGGGCTCGCAGTGCCATAAGACATTTGTTTATATTATCGTAATGCCTCTGGTACCATGCTGATTCAAAATCAACTTCCTGCGATTCATCCTTTATCTTATACCTTTCCTTTTGACGCCTTTCTGAATCTATTTTTTTAGCTATATCGCTAGAAACGCCAACAACAACGGCCTGTATATCGCTGTCGCTTAGCGCGATGATCTTATCCGGACTTGACAAGTCGACCCCTATATCGTATCCGACATAGGCCATGGCCCTGGGATCTTTCATATACATGTTATATATTCTGGAAATCACGTCTGCCAAATAAAATGCACTGGCAGCATGAATAACTCTTCCCATATATTCTTGCCCACGCATCTTAACTACCTTGTCCGTCGTTGCTCCTGGATCTACAATTTTTTTAGATTCGGACCCGCCTAACGAAATAGTCAAAGCATTTGTTATTCTTGTTAAAACATCAGAAACAGAAGCATCCTCCATCATTATCCCGCGAATACTTTGAACATCCAAAGAGGACCCGCCTGTACCTCTGCTGAACAAAGTCCTCCTATATCTCTCAACCGCTTCGGCTCCATGCCTATTTCTTGCCGCAATAAGAACGGCCTTTGACATCTCAACAATTAACTCTTTATGAAAAGCCCGCCCCAGATATGCCAAAAACCTATGATCAACATCATATAGAGCCTCCAGAAGTCCGCCTCTGACTATTGCAAATGCGTCATCAACTATATCCTCTTTATCCTCAACCGCCTTAGCCGTATTTACTAGCGCCCTTATGATCAAATAAATATTAGCCTCAATTTCATCATCATATCTTTCTCTGAATAAAATCGGCTCACCAACCAGTCTTCCCTCTATATCAAGGGTTGTTGCCATCCTCAAAAAATCTCTGCACGAAATCAGAAGAGACTTCAATACCTCTCCTACGGGAGTTGTTATTCTCAGCACCCCTGCCGCTTGATCTTTTAGGTATTCATTTTCTCGACCTAATATAAAGAAGTCTTCGTTATCATTCTGGACGGCCAGACTAGCCCTACCCTGAGCCCCAAGGCCTCGACCATCTTCTTGGTCATCCATTGAATCTTCTAACCCAGTATTAGATTCTATAAACACTGTAGTCTTAGGATCCTTAGTCTCCCTTGGCCTTGCAGTACTCCACCTAGCCCTCTGTTCAGAGCCCCAAATATAATCTCTTGATATTGCCCCAAATGTATATAGCCTCTTGGATCCAGGAACGCCAAAGGCTACTCGCTTTACCTTATCGACCCTATCCACCCACTCTGAATATTCAAAAAACCGTTCTGAATCTGAGCCCAAAAGATCCTCTGGAGATAGTTCAACAATATAATGATCTCCTTGGTTTGAGAATAATCTTGTAGATATATCAAAATTATCTAAACCCTCTGACGAAAGGAGGCCCGAACGAGCGATCTGGCGCTTGTTATAAACAGAGCCGCGTCTATTAGATAGGCTAATTCCAGTATGTGTTCTTCCAAAGTAAAGGGAATCCTTAACGGAGAATTTGTGGCCATGTCTGCACACTAAAACTAAATCTTGCAATATTTCCATACGGCTCTTGCCTGTATGTCTGACCTTTTTATCCAAATCTACCGGACTAGCCATAGCTAGGGAAAGTAAACCTGAAAGCTTGTCTAGACGACCAGCAGACTCTAATTCATCAATTGCCGCCTCTGGACTTGAGGCATTGGAAAGGAAGGGAATAATGTCGCTAACCTCCACTCCCATAGATATCAAGGCCTCAATAAAGTCCTTCATATTATCCATAGACTCTGACACAATAGATTTTAATAATTCCGAAAATAAGCTCCTGTCGAAGGATGACAGACTTACATGGGCTCCGCAGACAAGATATGACAAGGTCCCTTCTTCTGGAAGAGAATACCCGCCAAGACCATCACTGGGCGGATGCAATTGTGATGAGTCATGATCTATGACTATACTTTTGTCGCCAGCCTCTATAAGGGCTAATTTATCCGCAGATATTGGGCCAGATATTGGGCTTGCAATAAACGAAAACTGATTTAATAATTCTTCATGATCACTTATCGTACCACCTTCTTCCCCCAATATCCTGGTGGGACAATTGAAGTATTTGTTAGAGAACTTCCATCCTCCAGCCCTTCTTTTCTCTAGCTCGGACAAAATATCTTGCGCGACCTCCGTTGTTATGAGCCCCTCTTCTACCGCTTGGTCTAAATGACCCTCGATGTCACCAGCTGAACCGCCTGCAGTCTGCAACTCCCATGCTGACGGAACTCCTGCGGAAGAATCAAAAATTGGAGATAAATCTATATCCAAACCACAGGTCTGGTCTTTAACAGACAGCTTGTCTGCCCTTAGTTCTGGCGGTCTATCACTTGCATTTGAATAAGGGCATCTAAATCTTTTGTCTGAAATCTGCACCTCGCCACCAGGGATTCTCGCGGCTCCCATCGTCTTTAGGGCCCAAGCCTGCCTCCGGACACCCTCGGCATGTACATCTCTAGAGCCAGACGAAACCATCTGCCCTATCTCCGCCCAAGTCTTTGAACCCGCCCCCACTTGCGCGAGAGTTGGCGGCGGCTCAAACCTGATGTGGTTTCCGTCCTCGTCTACTTGCTGCAGCATATCTGTAGTTATTAATTGCCCATCTGCATGCCTTACTAGGCTATACATTTGAGTTTTATATTCCGAATATGCCTCTGGACTAATAGATCCAGACTTTCTGCTCTGCCCATATGACTCTTTACTCTTTCTTGTGTAAATACTCTTTCCACAAACAGAGCAATCTGCATAATTCCAGCTAGTAGTTACTCTTTCCGAAACAACATTAACAACTCCTTCTCTGATTTTATCTCTTGATATTTGGCTTGTCATATATCTACAAAATGATTTAGATACCCAAGCGGCTCTCGACTGTCTCGTGAAGAAATTACGAATTTTTCTTTTTATTTCAGCTTGAATCTTTTCTTCAAACGGCTCTTCATATGTGGTCCAGCTCTCTCTAAACTTAACCTTTGACGCATTTTTATCTCCACCCTTTAGATGATATACTTGAGCCTCTAGGTCTATGAAAACAATTTGGTTGACCACCTCTAACAGCAGCTTAAAAACCTCAGACCTACTGTCTCTTATTATTTTGGAAACAGAAAATGCCTGAGTTCTTAGAAGGTCCCCTGTATTAACCTCCCCCGATCTACCCATCTCATATAACTCATGAGAAATATACTCGTCTCTCTTTTTTATAGCAGAGACAAGGTCGTCTAATTGATCTGAAATTATCTGTCTTTTTATTTCAGCCGTTTCGACCAACCTCTTTGCCGAAATAGTAAATCCATCCTCCGAAAAAACTAAAGAAGCAGAATTCAAATCCTTCTTAGCGTCTTGTGATCTTTCTCTTATCTGGGCCAGCCTATTAAGTATGGCCTGACGAATTGCCTGTATCTTTCCGATTGACATGACAGCATGAGGCTTGCCATTGACATCCTCTATCATATAGCCAGCTGCATCATCGCCTAGTTCAGAAAAAATATCATAAAAATTCAAAGCTGTAACGGAATTTTCTTCCGCGCTTTCTATTGCACCGTTTAGCCTTGCCTCATAAGTCTCTGGAGAATCTTCTTGCCTATAAAACTTTGTATCAATAGCAACATTAAGATATATATTTTTAGTAGGAGTTGCGTCATATAGGTGCATATATTGCTTTCTAGTTATTTCACGTATCGGCTCAAGGCTCTCCCATTCAAGGCGACCTGTGTCTGGAACCTCATCCTTTGGGGCAAGCTCTTCTTCTAATTCGATATTTTCCCAGGCATCATTAATTATGTCCCAAGAATCCCTCAGAAAAGCTGGCAGTCCATATTCTTTTATAAAAAACTCAATGGCTAACATAAGATTTTTATTTTTATCATATGCCTGATATGCATTATAACCAGCCGCCGAATTCATCATGGACCCAAGGCTGACCTCTAATCCGTTAATGCCCCCGTCAATAAGCCCCTTGGACAAAGCTGCCGTAACATCAACCTCTTCCCTTACCCTTTCCTCGCCTGGCATAAAGGATTCGCCTTGAATTTCATCTGGTCGGGAGTCTTCAAACCAGCCACTTTCAGGATCATAATCGGTGTCTGACCGTCCGCCATAAGTAAGATCACGATCAACCCCGGCCTCCTCTGGGACAAACCCCTCCTCTTGTTCTTCATCAGGCTCCTGATGGCTTAACAAGCTATTCAAGATGTCTACATTGCTCTTCAGATGTCCGTGATAATCTTCTAAGGCAATCTTAAAATCCTGCTCATTAGCCTCGCCATCTATACCGTGGCTCGTTTTAAGCGCAGCCTTTATATCATTAACCTTCCTAATTACATTAACGCTCATGTCTTCCCTCTATTCTCCAAAGCCTGTTACTCGGACTACCCTATCTGCGGCACTCATCCCCCGGCTCGCCAGAGGATTAAAAAGAGTTTTATAATCATTCTTTATTTGTTTTATTAGTAAGTCTACCCAAGAACATGCCTGCTTAATGTGGTCTGATTCCGATCTAGTTGCTGCAACTAATATTTTACTAAATTTTGAACATATAATAATCTCTCCATTTGATGTTTTGTTTATCCTTTCCGTCAAGGCCTTATCGGAAAAGTCTATTGACCCGACGAGAGGCTCTTTATCTAAGGATAATAGTGCCAAAACCTCTCTTAAAAGAAATGGATTATCTATATGATTATTCATACTCCATATGGGCTTGGTTGATATTGCCTTATAATATTCTTTATTTTTATTATAATTATAAAAACTTTTTTCAACGATTGGAGTCAGCAGAGTTCCCGACTCACTCCATAACTCTATGTGCAATAAGCTTATAGCCTCATTCCCAACCCTATTAATTGGGGTGATAATCGAAAACCCCCTCTCTACAAAGCGCTTTCTAATTGGCCTTCCAGATTCTTTAAAAAATGACATATCTATAGGTAGAACTCTTTCTATCTTATAAGAATTAGAGTGTTTATTTATCAAATTAACCAACGGATATACTGAGTGTACAAAGTTATTATGGCCCAGAGTCCCATTTATCAATAACGGAACCTCTTTTATTCCATCATTATAATATTTAAAAATATTAAACTTTATATTTTCAAGAATAGAGTTAAGCTTATATCTTGCTGAGTCATATATGGTGGCGGATATTTCTTTGTTAGAATCTAATATATCTTTTGCAGACTGCACTTCGTGATATATATACCTGCCCAAAGCATAAATTAAAATTTGTATTCTGGCTCGCTCCTTAGATATGGCGGCCCCCTCTGCTTCCAGCAAGCTGTCAACACCCTCTGATCTAAGCTCTTTGCTTACCTTTGATTTTATATATTCATTTTGAATAATATTAACTTCTTGAAGAGTTTTTTCCAACAAGGTCTTATGTAGCTTTTCATAAAAAGCGATTTTATCTCGCAGGTTATCTAATTGACTCGCTGATATTACCCTCGTTTTATCCAAACTCTCAGATGAATAGGCTTTATTAAATTCCGCCCTATCTAGGCGAAATAGATTTAAAGCATCTTTTAATTCATTAATGTTTTCGGCTTTAATCTTGTGAAATGGATATGAAATAAAATCCGACTCAATCGAAAGAAGTCTTGTCTTATAAGGCTTCTCTGGCCCTTTTCTTAATAGAGTTATTTTATATTTAGATATAGATTTCTCTTCATCTATATATTTTAATAATTCTTTCTTCATTATTTATCAAGATATTCAGATAATAGATCGTTTATTATCTTATAACGACTTAATTTCTTAAGCCTCATGCTGGCAGCCCATCCCGTAAGGCCAACTTCGTTTGCAGCATCTTTTATAGAATATCCCTCCAAGCAAACCATCTTTAATATTAAGAATGTTTTCTCGTCAATTGTTTTTGACAATTTATTTATCGCCATTTCTAACTCAACATCGTCATATGATGATGTGCCGCCCGAGTAAAGACTGTCTGAATTAGACAGAGAGTTTTGAAACTCCCCATATTCCTCTCCACTCCCAGGATCTGTCTTTGGCATTGCGCTAAAAATAAGCTCCTCTCTTGATCTGCGATATACCTGCTTATGTTGAGCCCCGCAAACATTGCATGTATAACAAGACTTCCCCTTGGCAATCACTCCTCCGCAGGAGCACATCTCTACCTTCCCCTTCTCTGAAAGACCATAGGCATCATTAGATAATTTGTTTACACTCTTGAGCTTTGAGACCAACTTATTTCTTAAGTGCGTATGTAAAAATGTACTTAATTTTACTTTTTTACTAGGGTCATATGCATTAACTCCTTCAATTATAATCAAAGATAGCTCTTGCTTTATATCCTCAAAAGTATATCCTGACATATATGTCTTTGATGCCCATTTGCACAAAAGAGGATCAATCCTTTCGAGCACACGTGCATACCCCTCTTTTGTACGAGTGTTTATCCACACCTCCTCTTCATACATTTTAACAATGCCTTCAAATTCTTTTTTCATATGCCCCCCTATTCGGCCCATGCATCTTGACATATAGCCCTGTAATCACACCACCGACATAATATAGAAGGCTTTTTAACCCAGGTAGAATCTGTATCTATATAGCCGGCCTTTTTTAGAATTGTTTTTCTACACGCCCCAAGGTCATCCAGAGTAAATGTGTAATCTTTGGTCGAGCAATTATGCTTCAACATTAAATAAGATCCATGAACAACCTCTACATCCTTGAACCTTCTTCTTAAAGCCTCCGCATATACCAGAAGTTGAAATCCAGTTAAATACTTCATATTCTTACTGGTCTTATAGTCGAGTACTCGATATTCCCCAGGCCCAACTCTGTCCACCCTGTCAATAAATCCTCTTACGGTTGTGTCATCATTTATCTTGAAATTAAAAGGCATCTCTATACCTATTACGTCCGGCAAGCCTTCCGACCTCACCTTGTCTAGGTAAGTTTGCATTATTTCTCTTAACGCAATTAAGCCAGATTGGTCGCCGTTAGGCATCCAGACTGGCTCCTCTAGTATGGATAGATCAAACTCTTTCACCCCCTTCTTAAAGCATTCTTTTAGCAAAATAGAATACTGACTTGGGTCTGTATTACTCTCCTTTACCTCCTTGTGAAATAGCTCTAAGATCAGATGGGCACATGATCCAAACTCTGTGAATCCCCACTTTGCCTGCGGAACATCTGGCTTTTCAATATATCTATAATGATATTTCTTTGGGCACTTTGTATAGGTGTCCATTGACGATACTGATAACTTTAACAAAACAACTCCTAAATTTTCTAAAAAATCTGGCTTAACGACCTATCTTGAACCCACCTATATACAAAGGAATTCGAAGCTTTATTCGAGCCCTTTACCTTTGTCCTTTCAACTCTTTGAATAGACTTTATCCACCTTGATTCAAGACTCTCCCAGTAGTAAGATACATAAATTCCTGTTTTCTGATTATAAAAACTATTTACATAGTTCCCAGTTACAATCGGCTCCTTTTCCCCTAACCTCTCATCATAAAACTTTGTCGTCGGTCCAAATGTACTATAAGTACGGTTTACAATTTTGACAACTTGATTTTCCGCTAACTCATCAGTGGAGCCGTCCATTATAATAAACTTTGCCTTCGGATCGAACTCCGCATTGTCATTCACGTAAGAGACTGAAAAGCTATCATCTGATGATAAAACCGAAGGAAAGTTTATAAAAGATACAGAGGTTTTCCCGCCCTCAGTCTGAACTCCATCTGAATCAACAGAAGATGCCTTTATGTCCAAATCTTCAAACGAGATAGCAGATGTCTGTGAGGGACCTCCATCTGAATCAACAGATAACGTTTCAACGGCATCTTCTCCGTATGGCAAAATTATAATGCCTTCGTCGCCAATGTGTCTTGGGCCAGATAAATCTGTAGAGTCTGTGCTGTATTCCTCTTCTAAAATTGCAGAAGAATCTTCCGAAGATATAGCCATAGCCTTGAGCGACACTGACCCCCCGTCTGTTGGCAGATAAACTCGACCCACAGCTATCAAAGAGCTTGCATCAGGAGTTGTGCCATCTAAAGTGTAAAAAACCGTAGCTGGTTTGCTTGTAGAAAACTCTACATACGCTGGCACGCCAGAAATATATTCTTCTACACTCTCTTCTAAAGTTAAAACAATCATAAGTTACCTCGCAGAATATGTGATAAAATTAGCATACTATCTGGTAGTAAACTCCAGCTCACTTTCTCCATTAACCTTTGTTATATTAATTACATTATCAAACTTTTCCTTCAAAGATTCGTCGTGAGTTATAACTAGTATCTTATATTTATCCTCAAGAGATCTTATAACGCTCACAAACAAAGTCTCTACGCCATATCTGTCCAGTGGCGAATTTACTTCATCTAATAGAAGAAACTCTAAGCTTGAACCTCCGTAGCGGCTAGACATGTCGCTTAAGGCAATCCTTAGCGCCAAAGATATCCTGAACTGCTCCCCTCCACTAAGCGACTTAAAGTTCTGCAAATGTCCGTCTTTACGAACTTTAAGATCCAGAGTTTCAATCACCGAGGACCCATCTGCACCGAGCCGTTGTGTCTCAAGGACTATAACGGCAGGTTCATTGCATATAGATGCAAGAATAGAATTTGCAGTCTTCTCCAGGTCCTCTATTACCGTATCAAGAAGTATCGCCTGGATTCCATTCTTTCCGAACATCTTTGATAGCTTTTCAAAAAGAGAGGCTCGTTTCATCTTTTCAGATATGCTTTTTTTATCCTTAAGCATCTTTGTCTCCCGCTCTACGAGCAAAGACTCTCTCTCCATAAGCCTTCCCATCTCCTTATCTTCATCAGAGATATTTTCAATCAACTCTTCACGCTCTGTCTTTAAAGCCTTTAATTTTTTACGAATACTTTGAAAGTCTTCATTTTTAATAGACTCAAGAAGCTCTTTGTTATTATTTACTTTAAAGTCTATATTTTCCAGCCTTATCTTTAGGCCACTCAAAGCCTCTGTGTGTTTTTGGAGATTTTCACCAACCAAACTTATTTTATATTCTTCTGCCTCAACTTTATTCCTAATAAGCCTAAGGCCCTCGTTTTCTTTTTTTATTTTTAATAGGCTATCTATCTCTCCCTCTAAGATTAAGATCTCCTTATTAGACTCGCTCAGCCCAGCTTTATACTCTGCCTCGTTAGATTCGTAATCATTCTTAAGCTCTTTGTATAATGCATTGCCAATCGATTGCCTGCACACATAGCAATGATCTGGAGAGATATCCAGATCGCGCAAATTTTTAAGCATCTCTTCTGAGGAAGATTTTTGAGACTTATAGTGAGTAAGCTGCACTCTTACGTCCTCTATTTTTCCGTCCGGTATGATCACCTCCTCCTTTCCGAGCAGAGAGGCCAAAAGGCTATCCCGTTCCTTTTTTAAAGTATCTTTTTCATTAGAATATTTTTGAACAAAAATATTTTGCTTTGACAATTGTTCTTGAACTATTTTGCGCTCGTCATTTAATGACGAGAGATGGTCAACAGCTCGATCATAGGTATCGGTATCAAGAGACTTCTTAATTGTGACGTATTTCTTGCTCAACTCCTCTGCCTCTTTTGATATGACCTTCTTCTTAGCCTGAGCTACAGCAGACTTGCCCTTTGAAGCCTCTATCTCAACCCTGACTCCGGCAAGCCTTTCTGTAACTTGATCATAATCTTCTATAGACTTCTTTAAAACCTTGCATTCCAAACCTATGTCTCTAGCTACTTTCTTTGCGCTTTTCTCATAAGAATCCCACCTGGAGATATCAACTATAGATTTAAGTATCTCCTTCTTTCTAGAGGGCTCTGCATCTGCGAATTCAGATATATCATTTTGCCTAAAGTAAATAGAGTTTACAAAGGTTTTGTAGTCAAGCTTAATTATCGATTCTATCTTTGCATTTGTATCACCAGAAGTAGAGCAAGATATATCGTTCCAATCCCCAGCCTTATCAAGATAAGAAAACTCAATAGTAGAGGTCGAATTCATTCTATTTCTATTTCTCTTAACTCTATAAATCTGAGAATTGTGCTTAAACTCTAATGTTACAGAGCACGTTGTCTCTCCCCACCTGATTATATCGTCCATCATTGAGGCTCTAGACTTGTTAAACAAGCACCACAAAACGGATTCAAAAATAGCGCTCTTTCCCGATCCGTTAGATTTGTCGTAATCACCTTCGGTATTTCCAATTAAGAGGGCTGAATTAAATTTTGTAAAATCTACTTCACTATCTTTGTGAGAAAAGAAATTTTCCATTTTTAGCTTAATAGGTATCATTATTCTCCCATTATTATTTTTGTTTCTTCTAAAAGAATCTTTCCATATTCTTCGTCAATATCCTGTGACTCAATAAATGCCTTAAACATTGAGAAGTCATCCTTATGATTAAGGACAGAGTTATCTCTTACAACTCTTTTTGAGATTACCTCTATGATAACCTTAGAAACGTGGAATGCTCCATTATCATACAGTCTGGATTGTATGTACGATTTGTCTACAGCCGGGAGAACCTTCTCGTCTACTATTAGTTTGAACCTAATTATCTTTTCCGACACATCGTGAGCGTCGATAACATCGTTTAGCCCCGGCAAGATGTCTGCGAAATCAAGTCCAGACAAATCCTCTGTGGCATCGATAAGCCCTCTGACCGGAATCTTATAAAACTTTGCCTTCTTTCGATTTATGCTGTAATCTATAAAATACTTATCTACCTCTGCATCCCCAAAGTTTGATCGCTCCATAGAGCCGGTGTATATACATACCGGAGACCTTTTTCTAAGCACTCTGAATTGATGCAAGTGTCCCATCATAGCAACATCACACCCACGAAAAGATGCTGGCTTTACCATCAATTCTGCACCACCATAATCATTATAACTTCCTTCATAAAAAAAGTTATGCCCAACTGCGATTATTGGAAATTCGTTATCTATCGAGCCCACCTCGCTCTTTATATACTCATCATATGCCGCAGATTGCTCTCTCGAATCTGCCCCGGCATACATCCTCCTATCCCTATAAGGCAGCAATAAGATATTAACCTTTTCATTATCAACATTGCACACCTGTACAACTTCTGGCTCCAAAAGCATTCTTACATTTGGGTACTCACAGGATGACAGTGATGTTATTGAGCTAGTAAAACTTTCTCCATTTCTCTTGTAATCATGATTCCCCATTATTACAAATGTTGCAATATTTGCATTCGACAATCTCTTAAGAGCTTTGTCTACAATAGCCATATGCTCAACACTTGGATCTCTATGCTCGAATATATCTCCAGTCTGTATAAAGATATCCGCCTTAGTATCGATTGCGTGATCGATCACATAATTAAGACTATCACTATAGTCGTCTACCCTGGTATTTCCGCCATTCCCATTTGGCCTGCCAAGACCAAATACGGCTCCAATATGAGTATCTCCACATACAATTACTCTCATTTTTTAGAGTACCTCCGATTCAAGGCGCGTCTTACGCCCTTAAATATATTGCTTGCTTTATGTATATCATATCTGTCTATTGACAGAATGTAAGCATCAGTCTTTTTCATCAGCCTCTCTATCCATTCTAAATCACTAGGATGAGCCTTTTGGGCGACACGAAATAATCCAGATATTTCTAATATCTTTGAAAAATTAGTTTGGCGCTTTGCTCGCGGAACAGACGTGACATCTTTTGGATCTATCATTTCAGATAAATCTCTGATCGCCGTTAAAAAGTCAGTATCAACACATAAGATGTAAAAATCTATAACATTATTTGATGCACCACATCCGAAGCAATAAAAATTGTTATTATCATTATCTATATATAATGATCCAGTTCTTTCTAGCCCGCTCTTGTGATCCTTTCCTGGACACTTGCATCTATGCGTAAAATTCCCGCTATTAACCTGCTCATAAGCAACTCCTTTGCGAGTGGCTATCTCAACTATTTTAATTGAGTTTAATATTTCTTCTTTATTAAGAGTTCTCAAGATAAAAACCTGCCCCAAAACGATGGCTTCTTTTTAGCAATTGGGTTTATTTTAGCCAATTCCCCTTGAATGTCAACTATATTTGGGGCTCGGAAAAGCTTGGGCTTTGACAATCCACCGTCAAGGTATAGCCCCGTCCCTATATCAGAAATTTTTTCAGCACCACCCTGATCTAATATAACCCTACTGTCAACAGCGGATGCAACCTTAAGGGCAATTCTTCCGGGAAAGTTCGCTTTAATTAACCCAGAGACAACCCTGCATGATGGTCTTTGTGTGGCCAAAATAATAGATATACCTGCAGCCCGTCCTTTTTGAGCAACAAGGCATAGTGTTTTCTGCACCTCTTTATCCTGCAGAACTATATCCGCCCACTCATCAACAACTATAACTATAGGTCTCAACCTAGTCTTTGGACTTGCTCCTCGATTATATTCGGCAGCACTTCTAACTTTAAACTTATGAAGCAATGAAAACCTAACCTCCATAATACTCCTAACCTCATCTATTAAAAAAGCCGCATCTTCAGCAGAATGCACAATCTTTTTAACCGAATTTAAATCTCGATAAATACCAAACTCAACCATTTTTGGGTCTATCAAGTAGAGGTCTGTATCCGACCCCAATAGGGATAGAATAAAGCTGTGAAGCAAAACGCTCTTCCCAGAGCCAGTAGTGCCCCCCACTAATAGGTTCGGAATAGAATTAATGTCTGTATGCATAAGTTCTCCAAAAGAGTCTATACCCAAAGCGATGGGGGCATAATAATTCTTTGGAAAGGCATTATATACCTGCATAAAAGTAGGGGACTCAATCTCTTCTCTTTGTACCTCGATCTTATATACCCCGTCCTTCATAACGGGGTACCCATTGGGGTGAGAGTGAGACGACATAGCCATACCTACATCTACAAGAACTCGGTCTAACCTTGAGGACCTAGTCCCGTTAGCCAACTTTATGCTATAAATATCAAAAAATCTTTTCTTATCTAACTCAACATACTCTGTTTTTATTCCAAAAGATTTTAATAACGAAAATAATTTTTCTTCCTTTTTTTGCTCAAAGATTTCAATTATATCATTCGACTTCATTAATGCTCCTTATCTCGGAAAGAATATCCTGCAGGGCCTCTCGATACCCTACCCGAGCAATATACACACTATTATCAGTTGGAGCAACAGAAAATTTACTACTGTCATTCTCCAGCTGCCGAACATGCTTGCTTGCCTCCGATATTCTTTCCAAAATAAGGTTTACAACTTTATCTTTAAAAGTCATTTTACTCTCTGGTTCTTTTTAATCCTGCCTATCTCGCGCTTAAGCTCTCGAACCTCTACTTCTAACTTTGTATTATCGTCCCGAAGCTTTAGACACGACCTTAGGGATAAAACTATAAGCCCGAAGATGCCCTCGCCCGGGTTTACTCCGTCTAATTCATCCGCCGCAATTAAAAGACGATTTAAAGCTGCTACAACATTGTTGTGGTAAGCAGGAGTTTGATTATCAGGATGAGTCTTATCTGCGAGAAGCTTTTTATAATCATTAAAAGCGCTCTCTATATTATTCTGTACCTCACCCTTTTTTGAATCCATATACTTTGTGTTCTTCGGAACCTTTATATCAGACACTATAATCCTCCTTTAATATTAACATTACATAAATACCGCATCTCTTGTGCATTTTTAAAAAAGCCTGTATTTTATGCAGCCCATCTTCGTCTATAATACCATATTGACGATATAAAAAATTTACTATATTGATGCACTTGTTGTAGTCATAACAGGCCGCATCAAAAAGGCCGCATGCCTTATCCAGAAAGTTAATCACCCTTTCTTTTTCGTCATATTTTATTTTAGATAAATCAACTATATGGTTTGTAATGGAGTTACAAAACAAAAAACCCTCTGTATCCGTAAATCCATTGCAGCCCAATAAAACATAAGCATTCATCGACGCTCCCTTTTTATCCAACCGCTTTAAATCTTACCACGAATTGAGACACTGCATTATTAGAATCTTTCAATTCAAATTTTATTGCATAAACCCCTCCCTTATCGGGCTGTATCTGAATAGAGGTATAGTGGCCTCCATCATTTACTGGATTATTTATCGGAGGATCTCCATCTCCTGCGACTGGATTTGGCTTATTAAAGATCCCTGCGTTATTATACCCCGAACCCTCTGCGGCCTCTATTATCTTCCAGGTATAATTGAGATTCACAACCCCATCTTCTACGTCCATTGCCCCGCCGGTATCCTCTGTGTCTGCTGATCTTCCTCCATAAAAAGATATATATGAACCAAGTTGAACATCTGGATAATTAAACCCACCATCGACTGCAGTATTCTCCGGACCAGTTGGCCACAAGTAACCGCCTTCACCTTGGGCAAGTGCCCCTGGCGTCCCCTGCTCTTGTCCTACATATGTTGCCATAATAATGCTTGGAGGATTATTTTCTGCAACAGGAACGACTGTAACGGTTCTCGTGATAGTATCTGCGGCAAGGCCTCCGGAGTCAGTTACATTATAAGTAACCGTGTAAACTCCTGGCACATTTATATTAACATTACTTTCCGTGACGATATTTGCCGTCAATGCATCATTATCATCCTCTGCATCTGTTGCGGTAGCTCCTGCGTCAGCATAATCGTCGCCTTGGTTGATAGATATACTGTCAGTACCAGGGCCGCCGACTAAGTGCAATACAGGCTGCTGATTAGCTGCAGCAGCAAATACGCTTGCCGAAGCTTGAGGGCTAGCATAACCATGCACATCCGTAACTATAAGGTTGATGGTATACAGCCCTGTCACATCTGGAGTGAATGTTTGAATTGATACATCGTTTGGATCTAAATCACTATCATCAGATATATTGCTTCCGTCCGGAACTACACTAAATGTCCAAGCATATGTAAGTGCATCATCATCTGGATCGCTGCTGCCAGTTCCATCTGCCGTCACAAGAACTCCGACCTCTCCTACGTTTCCTGCAAAAGACGCCACTATTGAGGCGGCGGGCTGCTGATTTGGATCAACAAGTGTAAAGCTATGCTCAGCATATGCTGTCCCTCCATCATCGTCTGTTACAGTCAATCTAAGAGTATAGTCTCCTGCTGTCGCTGCAGTAAACTCTGGATCTTCTATTGCATCATTTACAAAGCTTGCGGTATCTCCAGGCTGACTCTCCACAGTCCAAGCATAAGTCTCAATTATCCCATCTGCATCACCCGCTGTAGCAACCATAATAATGCTTTCGCCCGTCTCAAGGGTTCCTTCGGTGCCCTCGATAGATACAGTAGGCGCCTGATTAGCCGCAACAAACTCTACTGTGACTACAGCACTCGCCTGCCCTCCGTTGCCATCAGTAACACTAAGCTCCAAAGTGTACTCTCCGAACATATCGGTAGTAAAATCTGGATCCTGAGCCGAAGTAGAGCTAAAGCTATATGTTGGGTCGCCATCTGCGGTGTGAGTCTGAACAGTCCAGTCATAAGTTAGCTCATCTCCATCAATATCTGTTGCGGTTGCATTTAGTGACACATTTGCATCAACCTCTGTGGTTCCGTCTACTGAGTCAATAACAACTACTGGATCAGAGTTAAGAACCTCAAATGTTAATTGCGCAGTGTTGCCCGGAAGACCCTGAGCGTCGATAACTTTAACCTGCCATGAATAAGTGTCTCTTGCTAATGACCCGATATTTAGTAGGTCTATTAGTGGAGTCTGATCATCGGCGGAAACATCGTGAGTAACCGTCTGGACAACTATATTTTGGTCATTAAGTCTTTCCCAAATATACACAAACCCTTCCGGCTCGGGATCAGGATCAATAGCTGTCGCTTTCAAATAGATCCAGTCATCGGCAAGAAACACCGTCTGACTAGGATTCGCTTCACTGCCAGAGTGAGCAGTTATTGTCACTATTGTCGCTGTATTTGCCGCAGAAATATCTATTGCATTAATTTTTTCAACGCTATATGATCCCTCGTCATCTACGACGACGAGGCTTACCGCATAAAAGCCTTCTACGTCAGGGGTGAATGAGGCAGTAACTGCATCTGCATTCTGAATATCAGCATTAGTTAATAATGATCCATTCGGAACAGAAGAAAAGGTCCATGCCTGACCAGCGACAGATCCATCGTCTGTAGATGTGGAAGCACAAGTCACTAAGTCTCCAGTTACATCACTTCCTGATACAATTGTAAAGTTCGCTATAGGCAATTGATTAACTCTTAACGTATTAATCGCAGGATCACTATTGTCCATGCCATCATTAACAATTAATTGAACATCATAATTTCCTGCAGAAGCAGGGAGTGTAACGGAAAACTCAGAACCATCTGTAGCCCAACCATCTGTGCTCACCTCTACAGGGCCGGATACGGCCCAAGAGCATGTCAAAACATCTCCTGCATCATCGTCGTCAATCTCCGGCTTAATATTGACTGGCTGAACAGTATCCGATAGAGTGTTTAGCTCAACCATAAGAACTTCTGTATCACCAATTGTAAAGCTAAAGTCTGCAGTTGGCCTAACATTCGCTATCTCTATAGAAAAGGATTTACTTACAGTATTTCCAAGATCAATCCCGTCGCTAGTTTGTAGCGACATTGTTACGCCCGATCCTGCCATACCTTCTGTAACGAGATATTCTACAACAGACCCATGGTCGTCCAAGACAACCTGTTCTCCTGCCATCATTACCGTCCAATTACAGCTCAATGGATCGCCATCGGAATCCGTGCTTAATGAGCCGTCGAGAGTTAACGTTACTCCAACTGGAACGGACGCTCCATCCTCAACCTCTACGGCCTCTGCATTACCCCCTTCTGCCCCGGCGGGAATAAAGCTAAGCTTAAAGTTTGTATTCGGTGGAGAGTTGGCCTGCTCAGGCTCCTCTTCTTCATCCTCCCATATCCAAAGAAGGTTTGCGCCGATAAACCCCAGGCCCCTGTATTCTCCTTCATTTTCCTCTCCAGGCCAATAGCCACCAACAAAGTCTGCAACCTTAACTCTGAAAGTACACAACCCTCCAAAGTCTTGTGTCAAATCAATTTTCATTGGCGAAAAATCACTTACAACGACTTTACCTCTCCGTGGAATAGCATATGAATGTGAGTTGAGCATAAAACTCTGCGGATCACCGGGAGGAACAGCCGACCATTCCCCCTGATTAATAAGGTCTACGTCAGAAAGAACCTCCAAATCTCCCGCTAAAGAATTAGAATCTTTTCCACAGCTTAATTGAACATTAAAATCTGCAGTTCCAACCGCAGGCGTTAAAAAGACAAAATAACAAGTTATTCGGCAAGATGTTGGAGCGTCCTCTGGAAACCCCGGGATACTATCGGGATAACTGCCCAAAGCCGACTGATGCGATCCATCTATTGACTGGCCTATCCCTCCGGATAAAGCTCCGCACGATGGGATCGGAACCGTCAAATAATAAACTGACTGTATTTCGTTATTAGCTCCGGCAAGAGTTTTGTCAAGAAGCACCTTTGTTACTACATCTCTATTTGCAGGGAACGCCCCACTAGTAAAGGCTACAGGCTGAGCCTGCCTCTGCATCCACTCTATAACATCTACTGGAGCACCATCCCAAGCATCTAAATCTGGATTGCCATTTTTTTGAACCCAATCATTTGCGGAAGTCCAATGCGATTCAAACTCTACCTTAGATTCCCCGCCACCCTCTATTGGGGCCCAATGAGGATTCCCATCTTCCTTTATTACCAGGCCGTCTCCGGGGTCTCCATTGGGAATGTAGTAAACATCTCCTTCATCTGGGTAACCGGCATTGGGAGTCTGCACTTCTTTATTCCACAAAACAACATGTCCAGGGCCATCTGTTAAATCGTTTATTCTTAATGGAGAGTACCCTTGTGGCGGATCATCCGCAGCCTCTTTGATATGCAGCCTTCTTGCCGGAGTTGAGAATCCCTTTGGAGATTGATAAGAAGCATCTGTAGCTCCGATTCCAACATACCCTAGTCCATCGCTCAAAGATCTTGTTCCACCATCTATAAGAATAGCTCTAGTTAAACCCGGGACTGCCGGATTAAAAGTCTCTACAGAAAAAGCTCCTTGGTTAGGATTAATGGCATCATAAAACTCATGATGAAACCCAGACACTCTAGACGTAGTTTTCGTGCCAGTGCCATCCTCTCCATTGAATACTAATCCGGCATATCTATCATAATCACTGGGCCCGGTTGTCATATTATGAATTATAACTTCCGGCCCTACACCAAACCCTGTGCCTCCAGAGACATCATTGTATGAAAGACCGTCATTTCCAGCGAACCCTGCGGGCGATGCTCCATCGTGAAACTGAATATTTTTATAAGCACCGCCAGGAGTAACTGTCGCTGTAGAAGTTATTGTTATAGTGTCTGTTCCTGCGGCGCCGGCGAGATCTATTCCATCCCCGGCCTCTAAAGTTAAAGTATCTGATGTGGCGTCTGTCTCAATCGGGCCTCCAGATGCAGTACCAGTTCCTGTGCTTGTTAGAACTATATTATCAAATACATTTTGATCTGACCCAATAGATGCATCAGAATATATATCTCCAGCACCATCTATAACAAGGACTGTCCCGGTTCCGGACGGGACACTCTCTAATCTTAAGGGGGAGTTCCCGCTATCATCAAAGACATGCAGCGTTCTTTCGGGGTGTGTTGTTCCATCCCATCCTGCATCCGAACCAATCCCAACCTTTCCATCGCCTGTTGCTTGAATTATATTTCCACCGCCACCTGTGCCGTCATTATCTCCATACCAAACATGGAGTATAGCATTTGCCTGATCACCCTCTGCTCTGGGCCTTCCAAACATTGACCATTCGTGACTACCTCCAGTGACTCCATTCGTATCTGAAGTATTTGTAAAAGAAATTCTTCCACCGGCATCAATAGCGGATTCATGAATCAAAAGGTTTGGAGCAGCCGCCGTACTATCGCTACTTATTGTTAACTTACCGGCAGGAGAAAGGGTTCCTACCCCGACGTTTCCATCGCTCTTTATTATCATCCTAACATGGTCTGTGTAATGTAAGGATGGTTCACCCGATGGCCGTGTTGACAGCCTTATTTCTCCGGGCATATCCTCAGCCAGTGGAGTCCCGTCTACTCTAAATTGAATGGCAGCAGCAGTCTCAAACGAATTAACACCCCCTCCGTCATTACCAAGGCCTTGTATTGAGCCAAGACTGTCACCATCTTGGACAATATCATTCAGCCTAGACTTTCTAAGCCTTAAATCTGAACCAGATGTTCCATCTATATTTTCTTGAATACCTATAATTGCATTGTTAAAATCACTATCTACATGAAACTTGTAATGAGGATCGGGTCTGCCTATTCCAACTCTCTCCTCATCATACAGGTAAACAAATCCATCATCCCCGCCGAAGGCTCCGTTTTTATTGTATTGAACATTTGTGTCAACACCACCTGCGGACATAGAGAGGTCTAAATAATAACACTTATCTACCACGCCAGTGTCCGGGTCTTCGACCTCTATAAACTCAGGGATAGAAAGCGGAACATAATCTTCTCCAGCAGCCTCCCTTTGGTCAACTGGTGTTCCGTATATATCCTCCGAATAACACTGTATATTTATATATTGAACCGCCGGAGTTGTTCCGTCATATCCTCCTAGGTTTTTATGAGCAAGCTGCCCTCTGACGTGAGCGCCTTCTGTTAAAAATACTTTAGACGAATGTCCATCCGCATGAATTCCATCATGCTTGTGCCCCGCTACTACCGGATGAAACTCGTCAACATTGTCGTTAAATCCATGGTCTCCACCAAACAAAGAATTCATAACCTCTGCCGTAACTACAGTTACCGCCGAAGTATATCTTGTTAATTTTCTATCTGAATCTGTTGACATGTTATATTAAGCCTTATTGATATTCAAACCAAAGATTGTTCTCTGTTACTTCTACCCTACATACACACGATGCATTTATATAATCGGGAGCATTTCCAACATGCATTTGAACATTTTCAACCATACCCGTCAGTGGTCCGTATGCTACTGCGCCAGAGCTATTTCTGCTTAATGGACCATTCGTAAAGTAAATAGCAAAATCAGATGTTATGCCTCCACCCCATCCAGATGCATCAGTATTAATTAAGACTGGGCCTGTTGTCCACACCATATTAACGGGGGCTGCACCAAACTGCATAGTGGCCCCTGTATGAGAGCAATTAAGCCCTCCTTCGTAAGTGAAGTGAACAGACTCTTTTGTTACGCCCCCTGCGGCCTCTGTGCAATTTAATACGCCTTGAATTTTAAAAGTATAAGACGACCCCATTTTGGGTTCAAAAGCTCTTCCGTGATTAATTTTATCAATGTCTCCATCTAATAATAATTTAAAGCCTGTATTTCCAATTCCACCAATATCATAATCCCAGTGTCCAAACATTGTGAATACAAATGTTTGAGCGCCCCCGGGCTTAGACTCTCCGTGATCCGAAGCATAAAGTCCACTTATCGGATCTCCAGAACCGTCCGTAAAGCCATTGGCCGCAAAGGATCCGTCTCTTAAATCCCATGTTCCAGCGGCTTGTGATTTTTGTCCATAATTATAAGAAGAAGCCTCTCTTCCAAATGCTCCAGCAAACGCATTTGCCTTATTGCTAAACGGTTGAGATTCTATTTTATTTTTTATACCATATGCAACAGAGCTTGCAAAAGCACCATTTATATGATTATTCGCTCCAGCTATAATGGACGACAAGTCAGCTATGCCATCAGAAACTTCTATGACATTGTTTATTCCAGTTAAAATTCCAGCATAATGGCAATTCTCTATCATATTGCCAACATAGCCTGCTGCTGGATTATGAGAATGAGGATTAAGATCAAGAAGTGTTGATGCAGGAACTAACCCGATAGGCTCGCCTGTTCCCGGATTAAACCAAACATCCTCGCTTGATGTAGACCCCGGCCAGTAAGTCATTGGATCAACTATTGCTCCGCCACCACAAATAACTGCTCCACGCGAATCTGTTACGGAATTATAGAACCCCCCTAATATTGTAGAGAAGCATGATGTCTCACTTTGTAGGCCAGTACTCGGGAAGCCTGCTCCTGCAAATGTGCTTGTAGAAGTTAATATCTTATTATTACTTCCGCCGCCGACAGTACATAACACTCCACCTTTATTATTTGGATTAAATCCGATCTCATTATGCCAACCTCCCAGTATGTTGCAGTGAGTTATGATTGCACCTGCGGCCTGTGCTGTTTCCATGCAGTTTGCTGACCCACCCAATATAACGCAATTGTCAATGCCAGCCTCTCCAGACTTCATTTTGTTAAACGACCCAAACCCTATTGCGTTATGCTTAAAGCTTCCAGCTGTACATGCTATTATATTTTCATTACCGCCTAATATATATTGGTTATAAACCGATTGGCCGCCACCACTTGGAGTCCATGCAGCTATCTTGTTATGTGTTCCGCCAAATACAAAGTTAACTCCACCCAAAGGCACTCCTGATAGATCTATATCGCCTCCTGCTATCCAGTTTCCACTCCCTCCAAATACTCCAGATCTCGGGGATGGGCCTCCAGCGGTAAAGTCCCATAATCCAGGGTTAGTACTCCATGGAGGGGGCCCTATTGAGTCAAAGGCAAAGTCAATTCCAATGACATTCTCTTCCATAGGCTGCGAGCCACCGGGCATCCCGCCGCCGCCGCCGACAATAGAATATTCACTTACTGAACCAATCTTATTCTCTTGTCCTGCTCCAATAAAAGAGAAGGGACTATTTGCATAAATATTGTTTCTTACACCACCAACAATTGCAGAAGATGTGGTGGCCACAATATTGGTATCACCTCCGACTACTACAGATTGAGGATGCGCCTGATTGTTCAAGCCCCCTAAAATCGAAGCATATTCATACGCCCAATTTCCTATGCCTCCACCGATTGTTGCATATTCTGAACCAATAATAACCTTATTATTGCGCCCACCAGATATAGCAGAGTATTCTGAGTTATCGTCTATAATATTATTGCGCCCCCCAGATATAGCAGAGTGCGACGAAGATAACTCTATGCGATTTTGCCTCCCGCCTGATATAGCGGCATAATTTGATTTGGCCCTATTATCCATACCTCCTGATATCGTAGAGTGACTGCTATTTAATTGGTTATCAATACCTCCTGATATAGTAGAATAATCATTAGAGTTTGTAATTAAATTATCACTACCTCCTGATATAGCAGAGTGGTCCGAGCCGGATTCAATTTCATTATTTTGCCCTCCAGAAACCGTAGACCAATTGCCCTGAACCTGATTCGCCTGACCTCCAGATAGCGTTCCGTACATGGAACTATCTACATGGTTTCCTCCGCCACCGGAGATTACGCTACCAACATCTCCCGGAATTGCGCTACCAATTACATTAGCTTGCCCACCAGATATGGTATTTATACTTTGAGCACAAGAATTGCCTATGCCACCGGCAATAACTGAACCATTCCCCGTATCGGTAATTAAGTTATTCTCACCGCCAGCTACAACAGAGAAGCTTGCCTCTGCTTTAGTGTTGCTTCCAAATGCAACCGAATAAGGACCTCGATTATCTTCGTCCCACTGTGGGCCTGTGACGCCACCTGCCCTAAAGGCTCCTTTGCTCTTGTCAAACAAGAATCTATTGTCGCCATCAATATGCGTTGGCTCTCCTGGGTCATTGATATCTTCAAGAGAAGATGATCCAAAGACAAAGTCCAGCCCCGTACTAGGGGCCCACACTCCAGCTATATCTACATATGCTGACCCATCCCAATACTGGTGTCTTTGCCTGACAACAGGATGCTCAGGGCCTCCTGAGTATGCGGTATATTCTGGAGGAAAACCATCAAAGTCTTCCTCTACAAATACAAGATCTGCCCTAATGCCTCTGAGGTCTAAGTAATAATAAGTAGATCCACCTGACTCATAAGACTCAGGAATTGCCTCATTTACATTTACTGTTTCACGAACATTATTTCTATGAACAGCTTGATCTGCAAGGTTTTCATGCAGAAGCTTATCTTCAACATGTTCGACCAAATTAACCAACGGAGCATGTCCATCAATGTTCTGACCATCATGCACGTGTCCACGTATACGCGGATCTTCTGGGTCCATAGAAGAAGCCTCACCAGATCCGTACAGTCCTCCGAAAATGGAGTTTGCGAAATCTGCTGTGACTACTGTAACTGTCGACTCAAATTTTGTAAGCTTTCCGTCGCTATCTGCGGCCATTGCAAATCCTTTACTCTATATTTTTAAAGTGTTTCTTTATCTTGTCACTCACTTTAAACTTTACGGACTTGTATGACTTTAAGATCATTTCTTCTTGAGTTTTCGGGTTTCTTACAGGACGTGGAGAGTGAGTGTATAAATAGTATTTTCCAAAGCCTACCAAAGAAACCTCCCCCTCCTCCTCTAAAGATTCAATTATCGAGTCTATTAAGGCATCAATAGCCTGCAAAGCCTCTTTCTGAGACAAAAGAGTTTTTGAAGCAACCTTTTTCGCTAAATCTTTTTTATTTACCATCTTTATTCATCCCTACAAGTGCGTGCGCGCGTGACGATACAATCTTAAATATTAATAGTAGCCTAAATGATATCATCATCATCAAATTTATCAGCATATAATTGCGATTCTTTATAGTCTGATTCTAACTCATCTTGCCTTTCTAAATAATATCTATATACCGTAGAGAGATCCCCATCGTCCATGCCGCTGGAGTCAATACCATAATTCTCATATATACGATTAACCTTTTTTTTAAGCCTCTCTATTTTTTCGGTATCGCTTATCCTCTCCTTGTTTGACACGTTGATCTCCAAACATCAAGCCTAAACTTGATCTGCCTTCTTAACTATCTCGCGGCATACATCGACCATGCTCTCTACTGTCATTTTTAACTTCAAAGCATTAACGCAATACGCACACCATACAACATTCCCCTCAACATATCCTAACTCCGGATCAATACAATCCAATGACATCTTAAACGGGTCATGTGTTCTTTCTTTATTTTCTTTAACAATATTTAATTGAATATCAGAGTAAAAGCATCTTCCGCTTTGCTCCTCAAATAGAGTTACGATAAAATCTTTTGTTATATCAAAAGGAATACCTTTTTTAGACGCTCTACTCCTAGCATTTGAAACAGCTCTTCCAAACATTATACTAGGATATTCTAAACATTTTTCTCTCCACGTATACAACTTAGCTCTCCTCTGCCTCTTCTACAGGCTTGTTAAAAACATTAACCATAAGTCTAAGCCCAGCCTTTGCGCCAGAAGCTTTCGCAACTGTTCGTATCGCATTAGCAATTCGGCCCTGCTTCCCTATAACCTTTCCAACATCATCTTTGCCTACTCTGATTTCAAACAGGAGGCCCTTCTCTGGATCATTGGATTCGGTCACAATCACTGCTGATTCATCATCGACTATACTTGTCACCATAACGGTGAGCAATTCTTTTACACTACTCATTTCAAATCTCCTCTATATTAATTTTGGTCAACTCAACTTCAGATTTTCTCGGAATAACAACCTCAAGCAATCCATCTTTCATAGAAGCTTTGGCTAAAGTTAGGTTAAATAATGGATTTATAAAATACTTTGCCTTAAAATTTCTTCTGGCAATACCCCTAACTATCATGCCGTTCTGTACGCCAATTACCGGGACTTTAGCGGGGTACTCACCCTCTGGTGTCTCGATACTATTGTCGCTTTCCACAGGCGAAATCTTATTGCCCAAGCCCTCTATATAAAGCTCATTGTTTTTAGTGTTAACTGATACGTCTGATGGAGAATATCCCGCTAAGGCAAACGCCATATGGAACCCTCCTTCATCACACCACTGGTCACACCTTGGAAACTTTCCAGCAGAAGTGGCCTTTTTATGCGTAGCTACATCTCTAAAGAATTCATCATCAGCCCATAATAAGTCTAAGACCCTGCCAGGGATAGACACTCTACTCATCGTATCTTTCATTGCTTTCATCTCCATTTTCAAAAGCTGTATCAAAATATATTCCAACCGAATCAACTGCCCCAACAATGCTGTGAGTGGACCAACTAAAAAGGCTGGTTATTGTCGCTGCCCATAAAGGATTTATATCATAAAAACCAGAGGCAATAAGTCCAACCCAAAAGCCAGAGCACATTGTGCAGTTAATTAGTTCTCCTAAATAAGCTGATCTATTTTCTATAAACTTCCTAATAGGCTCTAAGAGGGCGCTTGCTACCAGGATAATAGTAAGGCCAGAAGAACCTAATGAAAATATTAAAAACTCAACTATACTCACAAACAACTCCAACTAAGTTATATATACTTAATATATCCATTATTATCAATAATATTTTACTAACTCCAACCTACATCTAAATAAATTTTGCTGCTAAATTTTGTAAAACTTTTGCCCGAGAAAGCAGGGATCGTTCCTGCTTTTATGTTTATTTGCGGTTTGCCTCTTTATACTTAGAGATAGCAACGGGCCATAAGCCCTCGGCTATTTCAAGGCAAGCTTCCGCGACTCTTTGTATCTCCAGTTGAGCACCAGCATGTGTTCTTAGCTCAATAAACTTTAATAAATTGTTCAAATTAACTGTTCCGTAATATTCTGTATACATATTTTGAGGCAATACACCCCTTGCCTGCTCACGACACACCCCTGCTTCAATCATTCTATTGAAGAGATCGAGAGACATTTGATGATGTAGACCAACCATTTCATCACAATCACTGCCACAAGAAAGAACTGGGTTAATTAACTCTTCAGCGTTGCTTGCCTGTCTGTTAGCTTCGTGTTGTGTTCTGAACTCTGGTGTCTCATAAAACTTAATATCTACATCTGTATACCGCCTTGATATTTCATTATAACTCCAAGTGCGATGCCTGTGATGTTGGCTTCTAACATACAATGGAACTACAAAGCAAAGGGTAATAACATTATGTTCAAAAGTGCTAGTATGACGATGTTTCGCTAAATATGAAATAAGCTTTTCATCTTGCTTATCTAGCTCATTCTTCCGTCGTCCAAAGCTAACACGTGCGCTATTAACTATAGTCAAGTCTGTCCCCATATGGTCCACGTACTCAACTCGGCCTATGCCATCTGAATACAGATAAATAGCGTTTTTAACCTGCCCCATCAGACTCCCCTCTGCATACAAGGAGCAACTGCCTATCTTGATCAAAGACTATATTCGCAGCCTCCGTTACATCACTGGTCGTTACCGCATCAATGTTGTTCATGTAATCCTCTATAGTCGGAATGTTCTGCAGCCTTCTTTTGATGGCCCAATATGCAAGGCTATAACTATCTTCTATTGCAGAATAGAATGAAGATCGAATCTTATTCTTGGCCCTCTGGACCTCTTCCTCTGTTGGCATTTCTAGTTTAATCACATTCAGCTGCTCGTCCACTACTTCTACTGCCTCTGGTAAGTTAGCCTCTCTTGTGGAGAACTCAACCAAACTAACCCCTCCATGCTGCCAATCTGTATTCCCGCTCGATATACCATATACCAAGCCTCGCTTCTCTCTAACCTCTGCGAACAAACGACAGTCCATGCCCCTGCCCAAGATTGTCATTAAAACCTGCACAGCACCATCTATCTCTGATGCAACATTTACAGATGGCATACCCATCCATACATATGAATGCTCCAAGCCACCCTTAGTTATCTCCATATATCTTCCTCCAGAATAATCTGAATTGTATACAGGATAATCTGAATCAAAAAACTCATAATTACTTGTAATCTTTCCGGTTGCCGGACCAAAATACTTATTAAGCAAAGCCTTAGAATCCTTCTTGCTTAAGTTGCTACATATCGAAACAACGGCATTCTTTCGATTACAAAACTCTTTATGGAATCTTTTTAACTCATCTGTTGTAAATTTAGATATACTGTCTTGTGTTCCGAGAACAGGAAGCGCCAAGTAGTTATTAAAAAAGGTTTCAGAAAAAGCTCTCCATATATAATGAGAAGGGTCGTCAGTGGAGGACAGTTCCTCCTCCTTGACGACCTCTATCTCCCGCATTATTTCTTCTTCTGGGAAGATGGGATTAAACACCATATCAGAAAGAATCTCTATACATGGCTCTAAATTTTCATATGGAACGGATACATAATATGCTACTGATTCGTGAGAAGTAAAGGCATTTGAGTGCCCTCCTAAAAACGCAATCTCCCTCTGTATTTGAAGGCTGTTTCTTTTGTTCGTACCCTTGAACAAAGAATGTTCAAGCATATGGGCAATTCCAGGGTTATACTCTCCAGGCTCTTCAACTCTGGAGCCAGCATCAAAAGAGACTATTATTGTCGCTAATCTGCTATGTGTTTTGGATATTTCATGAATCATAAGGCCTTCCACATTAAATAAAAAAGGGTGGGAGCATTTTGCTCCCACCCTTTATGCTACCGAGTCTTTTGTTCAATAACTACCTTTTTTCCATAAGGGAACTCTACGTCCTTATCTTGCTCGCAGACTGCCCATAAAACCCTAGTCTTTGGCTTACTTGGGAATGGAGCATAACCATCTGTGAAGATGGCTAATCCATCATATTTTAATTCATCTGCCAACTCAATTACCGGACTAAAACAAGTTCCTCCTCGACCCACTATGTCAATTTTGCTTGACTTTTTGCTGAAAGGCTTTGGGTCGTCATAGATTTGGGTATCAAACTGAATGAAATCGACTTCCACATGGTCAATCATTCCATTCAACTCCGCAGCAAAATATTCTAACTGTGAATTAGACACTGAACCAGAAGTATCAAAGGCAACTAACAACCTGCTTGTATAGTTTCTCTTTGTGCCGGGAGAGACAAAGCCATACCTTCTATTGGGCCTCATACGAGTATTCTTTCGTCCCATTAGAATGAGCTTATTAATGAACCACCTAACTTCTTTCTTCCAGTTTACAACCGGCTTATTGGCAGCTATAATCTGCGCTGCAAGGTTTCCATTAATATTCCCCCAACCTTTCTTCTCCTGCTCTTTAATTGCCTTTTCTGCAATATTACGAATCTTCTCTTCTACAATATCATCATCAAATTCATCCCACATAGAGTGGTCGTCAACAGTGTCGCCCTTTCCTTCAATGAGTTGGTCAAAGTCCTTACCTTGACCCTCGCATTCTTTCTTTAGCTTCTCATAATACCACTCAGAAGACTCATTGTTACTAAGTCCAAACTGATGAGGATAAAGTGCTCCCTCTGGAAGCCCCTCAATATGACAATTAATAGCGCAATCTGCCGCAATATTATATCCTCGCGGATTATAAGCAAAATGCTTTGCGCGAGTCAAATGATGCAATAGTATATGCAGAGCCTCATGCTTTAGAACGCTTCTCAATTCAGTCGATGAAAGCTTTTGAATAAAGTCTGGATTATAATACAGAGCCAAATCCACTCGCCTAATAACTCCGACCGCAAGAGTAGGCATCTTTGTGGTTTCCTTTTTATTCAGATGAAGGAAAACCTCTCCGTATAAAGGCTGAAAAGTTACGAGTTTAGAAATCGCTGACTCAAGCCTGTTTTTTATTTGTGCGTTTGCCATATTATAAGCCTCCTAAAGCTAAGGCACCTGTTGTCCCTGTGCCTTCCCGTGGGTGATGAAAAACCTAAGATTAAGAAGTAAGATAAATCTGCTTCAAATGCTCTCGGAAATCCTCATCATTCTGCCAGTCCATAACAATCTTCTTACTCTTTTGTCCACCGAGAAGTCCAACCCATGCTTGGGATGCAACATCATTTGGAAGCATCATAAAGAAGTCTCTCAAATTCTTACGCTGCGGCTCCTTAGTCTTAGTCAAAGAGCGGTCATTAACCTCTGCTACCACTGACCGCGAAAGGGCTGCGATAACCTCAATGTCATTACATGCAGCCTCGACCTTATCCTTGACCTTCCCAAAGTTATCGAGAATATCAGATGGACGAAGTTGAGAAAACTCGTTTGTAAGAAACTTCTGAAACATAACAGCGATCTCTCGTCCAACCCAACCTTTTGTTACCTGGGTAAGCATACCATCGTCTGTTCGTTTATCTAGCCCCATTCCCATAAGGGTATCCGAAAAAGCAACCCAACTTCTGCGAGAAGGATAAACCCTTCCTGCTTCAAGGTTTCCAACCGGAGGGTCTAGCAGGTTTTGATTCCTGTTAATAAACTCAACAACAGCCTCGTGGACTCCGCTTTCTCTGGCCCAATCCATCCACTCCAAAGCAGATGGGTCAAAGTCGATATGAAACCACCTATCATGCAGGGCTGGGTCAAGCTCAACTACGTCGTAATCATCATCAGAGTTTACAGCAGAAACAACCCTCCATCCATCAGGAAGCTTTTCCCCGTCCAATCTTCGGTCCAAACAAATCTCAAAGACTGCCTGAAGAACATCTTTCGATGCACGATTAAGTTCGTCAAAGAACAAGATTCCCTTAGAGTCTTGTGCCCGAGGCCACCATTCCTGCTTCAAAAAGCGGATAATGTCTCGTTCAACATCCTTCTCTGGAAGTCCCTTAATATCTCCGACCTCACATTGTGAAAGCCTAACGTCAAAGAACCCATAGGTTTCTCCAGAATCAGCTTCCAACTCTTCTGCCACCTGCCTTACAACAGACGACTTTCCAACCCCATGCTTTGCATGAAGCATAACAGATTTATCCCAAGGCATAGTCTTGAGAATTTCCTTAGTTTGATTAATATTCACTTTTTTCTCCTTTCAGCAAAAAAACAATAACAATGGAGAATATCTCCACAAAGGTATATAGCTGGTGTAGAAATAGAAATAGATTTTCTACTCTTCTGCTATTAGATCAGAGTCGTCAGGGGGCTCTGGAATATCTGATATAGCCTCCTTTATTCCAACTAATCTGGACCTAAAGTCCTGCAAGGAGCCAACCAACTCTTGCAGAGAAGATGAATCTATTTTATCAGAACCACTTAATGCCTCAGCAGTAGGTGTTACAAAGGCAGATAGAGTCTCCTTAAGAGCCCCCATTCCATCTTCGCCTAAAAACCCTCCACCTTCGCTAAGTACACTGTCAGCAAATCCGGTAGCCTCCTCCAGCTTCTCCTCTATAAGAGAAAGGCGAGCATCTATTGTGGTCAGCCTTCCTAAAACTTCATTTTGAAAATCAATATCTTCCATATGTCCTCCTATTTTCTGGTTCCAAAAGCATGTGACTCCTCCAAAGAAGAGGCAGTTAGTCTCATGAATAACGCATTATCTTTTAACTCATCAATATTATTGGCATTAAGGTATGTCATAGCCGACCTCAATCCTCCGCAAAATTCGTCTATTATATAGTAAGCCTTGCCCTTCAACGGGATATATGTAGACACCCCTTCGGCACAAGTTCCCGGTCTTAATCCGCCCCTCTTATCGTCCTGCACTTCCTTTGAAGCCATGCCTCGGTAAGCTTTCATGGACTCTCCATTTATACTAACAACCTCTCCGGGAGACTCTACTGTTCCTGCAAATATTCTTCCCGCCATTATAGCATCGGCACCTGCCGCTAGACTTTTAACTAAATCTGCTGGATACCTAATCCCTCCATCAGCAATAATGGCAGTATCATTATACAGTTTTATATCTTTTCTCTTCACAGCATAAGCATCTGCTACTGATGCTAATGTTGGAACGCCAACTCCGGTCATAATCCTTGTCTTACAAATAGACCCGCCGCCTATCCCAACCCTTACTGCATCTGCTCCAGATTCAGATAAAAATGCAAAGCCAGAGCCAGTAGCTACATTGCCTGCTATTACATGCAGGTCGCCATTGGAAATATCCTTAACCCACTTAATCATTTCTCTCATATAATTAGAGTGTCCATTGGCAACATCAATTGCAACAGATGTAAGGTGCAAGCCATATTCTTTATGCAACTTAAAAAACCTATCTCTTTCATCATCACCAACTCCAATGGCGGCGACTACTGGCGCAGGCCCAGCCCCCGTTGGTGCATTTTGATTATACTCAATAATGCTTTTGATATGACCCATCTGTTCCTCTATGGGCATAAACCTATGTACGATTCCCATTGCCCCATGAGATCCAATGGAAATCGCCATTGTAGAATCAGTTACAGTATCCATAGGAGAGGACACAATCGGAGTTTGTATATATAAGTTTGAGCCCAACGAAGTTTGAGTACAAGGCTTTAGCCTTGATCTAACCTCCGTATATCTTGGCACAAGTAAGACATCATCAAATGATGGAGGCTTCCCGGATTCAATAAGCTCTGACGCAGTATAGTATTTCACTTATGCCTCCCGTAATAAGCCTCAAATTCAACAGCAAAAGCCTCACCATTTGAGCTATAATGATTTGCAACACAGACTCTATCCCACCAGTAATGAGCTAATTCATGTGATAACGAATTATCATTTTGACTGCGACCAAAATTTGATAAGATTATTGCAGAATCAGCATAATCATTTGGGGTTGTATCATAAAAGGCATACAAAAGACTTGGCCTTAGATTATTGGCGCGAAAAAAGGGCGCAAACCTTTCTTGTTTTAACATTTCATTCGGACTAATGATAAAGATATTTAAGTTATAATTAGTTCTACAGTCCGAAGTCGGAATTCTCTTCTCTCTCAAGAAGCTTGTCATAACCGACCATACATTTACCATTGTATTTTGCAGATACTCTACGCTATACGCGCCAATAAGCTCTGAATTAGGGCTTGAGCCATTTGATTGATAGGAAATTGAATATGTCATTCTCTTTCCGTCCAACTCAAGGACTCCTGCATTATATTCTACAGTCCTTATATCACTTATTAGGTCTGGCTTTAATGCTTCGGCAAAGCTTACCGAAGATAAAAGCAACAAACAAGCTGCTATACTAGCGGTTATCTTCCCTGTCTTTGTATTCATATCTCGCTCCCCTAGAGCGACCTAATACCTCAATCTTAAGATTGGGATTAAGCCGTAACATTTCTACATGCTCTAAGGGAACTCTATGATGAACATAAACAGCTTTAGTATCGGCGTTAGTAACTTTAATCTTCAAAAAAATATTCTTAATAGCTTCCATATTATCTCCAAACCATACTAATTTTTTCTACCAATCAGTCGTCAATCATCTGCTGCAATCTCTTTGAAAGATAATAATGCTTAGATGCTGACGGCATTAACCATGGAAGATTCTCCTTAGACAAACAATCTAGCAGATTGGACACAACCTCTCTGTCGGTGCAATCTACAAACAACATAATCTTTGCCTCGATTCCGTCAACCACTTTTTCAATATGATCAATCAATACCTGATTCTCCGCAGCTCCATTCCGAAGCTTCCTCTCAAGCTTTTCAAGCCTGTATCTCTCATTTCTAATCTTGCCCGAAAGCTCATCTGTAATCTTTCTTTTGATTCTTTTGGGCGAAGACTTCGCAATCTTCTTAATCAAAGAGTCTGAAAGAGCGTCATTTTGAGAGGCCGCTGTTAAGATGCTTAACTTTGAATCAACAGACCCCGGCTCCCTCTTGACCTTTGACCATAGATAGTCATAAAAAGATGGGTCAAGAGAGCTGTTCATACCAGCTCTTTCCCACATATGAAACATATCACTCTTAGATTCGTCTAGAGAATACTTGCAAAGCTCTGCAAGATAATCGAATGATTTATCAACAAAAGGAAGAAGCCTTACTCTAAGGGCGTTATCTTCTTTGTCCTCATTCACATCAATCAATGAGTAAAGATTATTGATAAATGATGTGCAAAACTCATGAGACAAAGACTTTATCCTTGAATTATTATCATTTGCCACTGTGATTGCAACATTTAAAAGATCCTCTCTATTCTCTTGGAATGAACTCCAAATGTAAGGGAATGTTTCTTCAGAAACAATCTTCTCAGCCTCCTTGCTTCTCCAATAGCTGCCCAAATCGCCAACAGCATGTGGTATTGCATATGCCAAAAGATCTTTCATAAAATCATTTGAAACTTCAAAGTCATCAAGAAATTCAACTTTATCAAAAACTTTATTACTCATAATATTATCCTTTAACTTTTACTAAGTCTTTTTTCAATCTTTCTAGCTATCCAATTATTTTTAACATTTCTATTCGCGAGCAACATAGGCAGATAGTCAGATGGAATTTTGTCTACAAGCTGAGAAAATGGATAACGAGCAATCTCTTTAGTCAAGTTCTTTAGCTTATCGTAGAAATATGGCGAATGACTAATTCCCTGCGCTCTAATATCAGCAATCTTATCCTCAAGCATTTCGTCCAAACACTCAACCGCACCGAGCCTCTCAAAATATATCTTTCGAATTTTAGAGTTCTTATGACCCTTTAGCTTTCTTAAGGTTTTTATATCACAACTTTTTGTCGCCATAACCTGAGTCTGTCCAGAGCTGGTCAGTGCGACTTTATTGAGGATAGATATATCCTTATACAAGCCTAATTCTAATACAGCAACCTTTACCTGCTCAACCTCTGATTTACGAAGCAATGCTTCCCCCAAATCAGGGTACATTGGCAACACTTCTGACAGAACCCTCTTAGCTACCCAGCTTCCACGGCTCCATCTTCCGCTAGAAGATTCTCTAAAGAATGAGTTGTTAAACAAATTTGTTTTTGTACAAATTTTCTCAAAATCATCTTCATTCATTCTTTTGGACAACTCAATAACTCGCTCATCAAACTCGTTCCATCCCTGCTTCTCTAGGGCGGCGAATTCATCCATTAAAAGTTGTAGGCTATCATTATTACTCTTCGGCATTATTATCAACCCCTGTGTTTAGTTCAACTAATCTAGCGACTTTAAATCCAGATGCAGCCTTGTGTCCACCGCCGCCGAACTTAGAGGCTATTTCTGATACGTCTTTTCCGCTTTCTCTTGACCTCAAAGAGAACTTATATCCAGTTCCATCGAAGTAATAAGCCGCAGCATATGGAGCACTCTTTGCTAACTCAGCAGCAATCTCTGACTGGAAGAATGGAATATTAATAGCTGGAATTTTTTCTCCAAGGATAGTTAGGAAATGAACATTTTGCAACAAAGACTTTATCAAGTTATTCTTATATTGCAGGATACCCTCCCCCATGCTCCTAACTTTATTCCACTTCAAAGAATCTAGTTTATCCAGATAATCATTTAACATATCCCAAACTTCAAAGGTTTTATCGAAAGCATCAACAGCAGACAATATCTGCTCTGTACTTTGCAGTTCCCACTTCCATAAATCTCTATCTTCAACGTACTGTATCAGAAGTGGGACTTCATCATCCCCAAACAAATGTTGCCAAGCTAAGTACGCTCCAGAGTGGTTCATATCAAAATGACAAAAATCTAAATCATCACACTGTTCTTGCGCCGACTTATGATGATCTAATACCACAAGCTTATTCGACTCTCGTTCTAACCTCTTCATTATAACCCTGTCATAACAAAAGTCAACAATAAATACATTACTGCCTTTAACGTCGGGAGGTTCCTCCCCATGAGTAACGGGAATATATTTTGCTGTAGAGCCATACTTCCTATAGAAAGACCATGCTGCACCGAATCCATCTGGACAGTTTGCATGATACAAAACCAATACATTATCTAACACTTTTAAATCTCCTTGGGAGAGTAAGAGAACTTTATAGACTCCAGAAGAGGAGCCTTCTCTCTTACCTTGCTATTGATAAAATCAATCATTTCTTTCAAAGATGAAAAAGATTCTAGGCTATTATTAAAATAGATTTTGAATTGGCCTAGTTTATCAATAATATCACACTTGCTAATTACAAGATGCGTTGTTCCAGTTATATTTATAGCTCTAATTAAAAGATTTAAATTAAGCCAATTAACCTTTCTTCTACGACCAGTTGTAACTCCAAACTCTTCCCCTAAGTCTGCAAGCCTTCTGAGGGTCGGATTGCTCAATAACTCTGGCGGAAACCTTGGATCTTCACCACTCTTTGTATCATAAATCTTTGCGGCTCCCCATACTTTCTCTATCTTTTGAGGAGGGAAGCCAATGCTGCAAGCTCCATAGGGAAGCGTAATACTTGATGTTACATACGGATAAAGGCCATGATCAATATCTAACCAAACGCCTTGCGCTCCTTCACACAAAATATTCCCCTCTAGCTTACCGTCCCAAATGTAATTATCATCCAAAACTTCCGATGCCAACACCCCAACTCTCGCTGCTTTATCAGCATAACACGGTGCTATTCCACGACCTGTTGTACCCAGCCTTTTCGCCAAATGCTTTTTATCAAAAGCAATCTGCTTCTCTGTTACGATATGACAATTTGGAGCAACCTTAACCAGCGAGGTATCGAATCCGTTTTCAGCTAAGTAGTCCAATTCTTTATAAAAAGATTCTGGATGCAAAATACATCCAGGACCAATAAGGGATTTGACTCCATAAAAAACTCCCGAGGGAATAAGGTGCGTCTTGTGCTTATTGTCATTTACATATACTGTATGTCCGGCGTTATTGCCACCTGCCCATCGCGCCACCATATCATAGTATGACTCGCCATTAGAGCATACTGTAGATGCCAGTTGGCTTGTAATCTTACCCTTTGCTTCATCGCCCCAAGCCAAGCCCACTACAACATCTGCTTTATCAATCATCTGCACTCTCTTCCTTATGATCTATACAGTTTAGATTTAAACTTATAACCTTTTTAATTTTACTGGGGCGACGAAGAAAAGTAATACCTTCTTTGTGGCCAGATACAGTTGCTGTAAATGTTATCGAATCACCCTGCTTAAAGTCATAAGCCTTAGAGGTTTTGAAGTACCACGACCACCCTCTTTCATCAACACTTATTAGTGCTGGCATAGGATACTCCGCTGTTTCTTTTGGATCTACAACTCTGGCTATAACAAATGGGCCAAAGTCATTCCTTTCACCCTCATCTACATCGGGTGGGTCTAGCATAACCTTTTTAACAAGATCGTCAACCCAACGGTTTAATGAATTAATCCACTTTTCCGACAACTTATGTGGTCGCTCTGTAATGACAGATACGCTGGACTTTAAGAATTCATTATTCGGGCTTTCTTTAAGCTGAACTGCGAGCATAGGAATGACCATAGGATTAAGCAGGTTAAGCCTTTCCTTGCCCAAACTCTCAATGCGTTCTGCACTTAGTTTGGTTTTTCTTTTCCTTCTCTTATTGTCTGATAGAATCTTTATCAAAACAAAAACTCCTATACCTGTCCGGTATAGGAGTAGATGATGCAGAAACGAAACAATAAATTATTTATTCAATTATTCTTGAGCCTCTTCTCCGGGGCCCATTGCCTGTAATCTTTCACGATTTCTTCGGACTCTGCCTCTTCCTCTTCTTCTTCTGGCTTCTGGTCTGAAGATATTTCTTCTTCCAGTCTCCTGTTGTCTAGTCCCAATTATCATTCTCTTTAAAGCCTTTCTTCTGTCCCGAGTCATGCCTGGAGCCTGACGTATAGTTCTCATTAATATTCTTTGTTCCCTTGGGCTTAAGAAATCATCTCCTCTAGCCCTATCGTCTCGGGTTCTATTTGCCAAAGGCAAAAGCTCCATAGCTCCGCCCTCTCCGGCCACTTGATAGAATAATTCTCCATCACTCTTTCTCATATAAACAGAAGTTCCATCGCCATGATAATAATCATTTAAATTGGCCTCTTCTCCAGTTCCTTCAGTTTCGCCAGTTTCGCCTTCAGCACCGTCATTCTTAGCCCAATGATCAACTTGCATAGCTAAGTCTGGGTTACTCTCCTTATCGGAGTTAAAGGCCTCAAGCACTTGGGGCTTTCCTCTGGACATAAGAGTTGTGGCTATAGCTTCTGTGGCTGGACCTGGATCTCCAAACTTTCCTACCAAAGCATCTCTTGCTGGCAATGTGAGTCTTTCTCCAGAATACTTCAGATAATTAGTCAAATCCTCGTCACTTACCTCTGTAGAGTCAGCTTGATCGCCGCCCGCTCCAGCTTCTCCGCCGGACTTATAAGCCTTGTATTGCTCACCCAAAGCAGCCCAGGCTCTCTTCATATAAGAGTTATTCCACTTACCTGTTCTG